CGTCGATCCCTCGATCCGGGCCGCCGCCCTGGCCCCCGTTCGTGCCGCCCGAGGACCCCGCGCGATCATAGCCCCCTGCAGACCCGCCCCCGGATCCACCACCTTGCCCGCCAGGGCGATCGAGCAGCGTCAACTCGCCGCGATAAGGCCGCAGCACCACCTCCGTCGAATAGCGATCCTGCCCCGACTGATCCTGCCATTTCCGGGTTTCGAGCTGGCCCTCGATATAGACCTTGGATCCCTTGCGCAGGTAACGCTCTGCAATGCTGCAAAGCCCCTCATTAAGGATCGAGACGCGATGCCACTCGGTACGCTCGCGCCGATCGCCGGTGTTGCGATCCTTCCAGGTCTCCGAGGTCGCCAGCGAGAAGTTGCAGACCTTGCCGCCATTCTGGAAGGTGCGCAGCTCGGGATCCGCCCCGAGGTGCCCGACCAGAATCACCTTGTTTACCGACCCCGCCATCAGCGCCGGCCCGCGGCGCCGGGCGCCATCGTCTTGCGTGTCATGTCAGATCCTTTCCCGGCGCAACGCGCCGTTGAATTTGTCGCGGTCTGCGCCCAGGGTGCCTAAACCCGACAGGACCAGGAGACCACGACTTGAGAATTATTCGGAAATCAGCCGCGATCGCGGCCGCGCTGGCCCTCGGCGCGCTCGCCGGCTGCGCCCAGGACTTCCTGAGCGCCGGCAATATCGAACCGGGCGCAGAGCCCGGCACCTATCGCTGGCGCACCTATGGCGACATCGCGACGCCGCATGACAGCGACCAGGCGGAGGAATTGCGCCTGACCGCGCTCGCCCGCCTCATGCGCGAGACGCCAGGCTGCGCCGATGGATACCGCATCACCGATCGCGAGGCGTTGCTGCGACAGGTGACCGTTGTCGGCGCCGAGGTTCACGACATCTATTATTCGATCGACTGCCGTTAGGCCCGATCGGGAGATGTCGCATCATGCACCGCACGGGCGAGCCGCTGCATCGGCAGCTCAGCCTCGCCCGTGTCCTGCCATTCCCGAATGGCCCGGATCGCCGCCTCGGTAATCGCTTTGCGCTCCTGGCCCTTGGCCGAGCGGATCCGCTCGATCGCCGCTCGATCGGTCATCGCCTCACCCCTTGTTTCTGTCGCTTTGACTTGGCAGCCCGGCCGACCAGCCGAACCGGATCTCTGCCGGTCGGCCGCGACGGCCGCAGCGTTGGCATTTGAGGCGGGCGAGGGCGGCGTCGGTCATCACCCAGCCGGTCGCATCGCGATCGGCTCGCGGGAGATCCGCCATCATCAAGACGGTTTGGCGCCCGCAGGCGCAGGTGAGGGAGGCGAAATGTCCGCGGCGCATGCGGCCGCACTATCGCCAGGCTCAGGAACTTTCCACCCTCGAGGCCACGTCACGCTGTAGCCGATGCCGTATTCCGCGCGGATCTGCACAGGCCACCCCGCGCGCACGAGGGCCCGCCTCGCCGCTTTGACCGCGCCGCGCACGGCCTCCTCGGTCGGGTCATATCCGATCACTTGCGCGAGACGATCCGCGACATGATCAGGCGAATACACCCAGCCATTGCGCCGCAGAAACAGCACCAGCACGACGAGGGCCATTCGCCGGGTCCTGAAGCCCAGGCACTGCCTCAGGCGCACCAGGTCCTCATTCATCCGAGCAGAGAGAGAAGGGCCTGACCGGCATCGCGCCCGTTTTGCTGCATGCCGTGCGCGTCGTAATGCGGATCATCCGCATTGCTCAGCTCGTTGCCGGTTTCGGGTGTGACCACGCGGAATCGCTCGATTGCTCGAGCGTCGCCGCTGTCCTTATCGAGGAGGAGCTGCGCCGCAAGCATCGCCGCGCCGCGGCCATCGTAGGGGGAAGGCTCGTAGTGCTCGCCGACCGACCAGAGCACCATCGGCACATCCGCGAGGTCTGCACGAACATCCGCGACGAAATCCACCATCTGATCGACCCACTGGCCCGGGGCGGTGTAGCCGGCGCCGGTCAGATCGTTGGCGCCCATGCTCCACACGGCCCCGATGATCTCGTGAGCCGGGCCGAGCGCCTCGACCGCCGCTTTCATCGCCAGCATCTCGTCGAACATCTGCGGCTGACCCGGGTCCGGGACCACATCCTTGCCCCACACACCTTTCGACCCCTGCAGACCAGAGCCGGGATCACCCAGGGCCATGACCAAGAGAGGCCGGCCACGCGCCTTGCACCACTCGACCAGCTCTCCGGCCACGGCATGAACCGGCGACATGCGCCGAGCCTCGACCGCGGCGACCGGCTCGATGCAGGGCTGCGGGACATGGCGGACGCTGTCTGTGGTCGGGTAATTTCCGGTTGCGAGCAGGAGCGGCAGATACCAGATCGCAGGGTCGAAGGGCGTTTCGCGCGCCGACATGGGGATCTCGTCGCCGAAGCGCTGCGAGGTGGCGTTGGCACTGTTGCTGTCGCCCCCGACGAGCAGCACGTAACATGGCACATCGTTCGGGTCGACGGTCGAGAGATCGTAGGCCTGGATGTCATCGACCGAGCCGGCATAGTCCGTTGTCGGCTGCAGGTCGATCCGCGTGGCCGCATAGGCCGATTCACCGGACGTGATATACTCGAAATCCATGTGCGTGTCGGTGAGCTGCCGGCTCGGCGACAGGCCGGGCGAGGCAAAGCGCATCCGCAGCGCGCCGGCGGTCGGCTCGTGGTCTGCATGGATGAATAGAGCGTGACCTGGCGTCATGGCCTCGGCCAGCGACAGGCGCGCAGCCTGCCCGGCATTACCGCCAGTGCAGACGAGGCGCCCGCTCTGCACCTCCCAATTGCCCCGGAAGTCGATATGAGCCGTGTCGGTGAAGGCGCTCTGCGCCGAGGTGAACAGGTTCGGCGGGGATCCCAGAGGATCGACGGCAGGCGGAGGCACGGGGGCAGCGCCCCTGCGCGGCCGGCCAAACCGGGCGGCGCTAAAGCTGCGAAGGGACTCACGCATAGCTGACCTTCAATTCGACCGCGTGATCGCCTGTCGGCCAGATCCAGACGCGCACGACGCCAGGCACGCCAGGAAATAGATCGGACAGCGCCTCATTGAGGATGACGCCCTTGCCCTCGAGCAGAATGCCGCCCGAGGTGTCGACCGGCGGCGTGGCGTCTGCCGTGCCGATGACCTCGACGGCCGCGCTCGAGCGATTTTGCACAAAGATCGCCGCCGCATCTGCAGCCGTGATCAAGTTCGGCTGCCCAGGAAGGGCGGTAAAACGGTCATCAGAAGGCATCTCGGCACCTCGTTTCAAAACAGGAAGGGTCGCCCGCACGCCGACCAAAGCGCGCGGGCAGGGGACAGACGAGCCGCAGTTGACGGCTGTCTCTGCGATCCGGTTCGGATCTGGTATCCGGGAAAAGTGGAATGTGGCGACCCGGCCCGCCCACCGCCGGCACCGCGCCGGCGGATCTCGTCACCAGCTGCAGTGCCGCCGGCCGTATTCGTTCTCGACTCGGATCTGCTTCACATCCTCCCGGTCGGTCTTGAGCATCTGGGGCGCGGTCTCGGTCGCCTCGAAACGCTTCTCGAACGGCACGACATCGCAGAAGTCGCCCGGCACGGCGCAGGCGCTAAGGCTCAGAAATGCCGCGCAGCAGATCATCGTCCGTTTCATCGGAGATCTCCCGGTTGAGGTTGAGGACATCCCGGCAGGTGTCGAGCCGGGCAGCGGCGTCCTGCGCTCGGCTCAGCTGGAACCAGAGCACGGCGCAGAGGGCCATGAGGGCCGCGCAGAGCGCGATCAGAAGTTTGCTCAGCATTGTCACACCTGCCGCAGGTTGTTGACGACGACAGCCGCATAGACCGCATTCAGCACCCAGATCAGCAGCACAGCGCCGGCCCACCAGATCAGCGCTGCAGCGCCGGCGGCCAGGAGGATCTTGGGCACCCACCAGAACCGCCCGAAGCGGTCCATGAGCTTCGCGACGAAAGGGTTCCGCTCGTAGCCACCTGCCTCGAGCACGCGGATGGTGCTCAGCACGTCGCAGACCTGCAGCAGAGCGAGGATGATCAGCGCAAGGGTCATGCCACACCTACCATGCACAAGCGCCGCTCATCGGTGCGGCGGTTGACCAAGCCGCGCAACACGCGCCCGCCGGCCTTGTTCCACCACGTCAGCGCCTCGCACCCTCCGGGCACATCCCCGGCGTTGAGGCGGCGCGTGGCGGTGCTCTTGCCCGCGGCCGAGACGCCGACGTTATAGGCGAGGCTCGAATAGGCGGCGTCCCTGGTCGGCGGCAGGCGCCGCGCCCGGGTGTCGGCTGTGAAATGCCGGTGCAGCCCGGCGCGGTATTCGAGGATCCGGCGGCCGAGCATCTCGGCGCACTGCTCGGCGGTGTACTGGTCACCCGGCTGCACGCCCTGCGTTTCGCCATAGCAGACGGTCCAGATCCCGACAGGGTCGCGGTAGGCCTCGGTCTCGAGCCCCTCCCATTTCGACACCAGCGGGATCGCCACGTCGAGAAATGCCGCCTCTGCCGCTTGGGCTTGCGAAACGGCCGGCGCGACAGGCGCAGGATCATGGGCTCGCTGCCCGGTCGCCAACGCCCCGCCTGCGACCAGCACCAGCGCCAGGACGCCGATCAGCGGCGCGCTGCGCACCGTGGTCCGGTCGATGCCTTGGTCCTTCAGCCGCCCAATCATCCCGTAGATCCACGCGGCGAAGGCGGCGACCCACCAGATCCTCGGGTTGGTGTCGATCCCGGCCACGACCCAGATCAGGTCGGGCAGGATCAGGAACACGCCGGTGAGGTAGAAGCCCCACATGCTGTGCGATCGGCGCGCGACGGCGCCGGCATTTTCGATCAGTCGCATAGTCATTCCTCCAAGAAAAAGCCCGGCGCGATGGCCGGGCGATGCAGGTGTCGGTGGTGTCGGGGATCACCAAAAATGGGTGCGGGTCAGGTATCGCTCGCCGCGGTAACAGGCCGAGAGCACATCCGCGAAGGTCTGCTCGATCATGAACTCGGGAACCGGGATGTAGAGGCGCTCCCAGGACTGCACGCCCTCGCCGCGCTCTTGAGGCCGGTCCTTGAAATGCGCTCCGGGGATCCTCACCCCATTGCCCCGAGCGCCGAGAAAGACCTCGATCCCTCGATACTTGCAGCCGCCGCGCAGCTTGACCGCGCTTCCCTGCAGCTCGACTGCCGCGCCGTCTTGAACAGAGCGAACGGCCGTCCGCTCGAACGGCGTCGTCACCGGCCAGAACCGGGTCTCCGCCAGAGGCGCGACAAGGTAGGCCAGCCCGAGCAACAGAAAGACTCCGACCAGCCCGCGATACTGCAGCAGTGCTGCGCGTGTATGGGTCATTTTCCCAGCCGCTCCCGAATGATGGATTTGACGAACTCCCGATCGGCCAGAACCGCTGCGACGATGTCGAGGAGCATGTATCCGAACGCGGTCAGCACCATGACGACGAGCGTCTCGCTGCGACCGGTCCAAAGCGCGACCTCGGGCGTCTGGCTGTAGCCGATGCCCGCGCTGATCGCGGCGATGAAGACGCGCCCGACGAACGGTCGCGCCCTGTTTCTTTCGATGACGATTAAGGCCCCGGCGGCAAGCGCGACCCAGAATTCCAATGGTTTGCCGAGCACGTTGCCTCCGGTCATAAAAAAGCCCGCCGGCGGCGGGTCGTGTGGTTCTAGCGGTAGCGCCAGAGGCTCACGGCGCCTCCTCAGGCCTGATCGCCCGAGATCCCGTCCTCGAATGCCTCGAGCGCCGCGGCGATCTCAGGTGCGGCCTCGGCGCCTCTGATCGCCGCCGCTGCGGTCAGTCGCGGGCGCTCCATCGCGGCAGCCAGATCACTCCACTGATCGTCCATCTCGAGCCACAACGCGGCAAGGTCTTCGGCGGTCGCCGCCGAAACCCCGACCTCATCGGCGAGGAACTTGAACCCAGCCGCCTTCAGATCGGTCGGCACCTCAGTGAGCCCGACGAACCGCTTTGCCTCCTCGGCCTTGCGCAGATAGAGCATTTCCTGCCCCGGAATGTCGGTGAGCAGCGGCGCCCGCGCCTTCGCGGTGATGGCATTCACCCGCTCGAGCGCCCAGGCGCGATAGGCCTCGAGATCCACCTCACTCGCGGGCAGGTGATCCACCAGCGGCATAGGTTCCGGCCAGGGGAGATCGGCCTCGAGGTTGAGCGCAACCACGGCCGGCACCTCATACTCCGCCAGGACCGCCTCGCGCTCTGTACCGCTCAGCGTTTTGAGCGCGTTGATCGCGATGGCAACAGCGCGATCCTCCTCGCCCTTGTTCACACCGGCGACGGCAAGCGCCATCTTGAGCGGCACAAGAGGCCATTTTACGCTAGGCTCGGACAGCTCGGCATAGTGGTTCTCGAGCGCTTGCTCGAGGATTGATAGGGGGCGAAGGCGTTGCATCTTGGTCCTTTCGGGATCAGGTTTTGACCTCGGCCGGCCGTGTCGGCCAAGTCACCGAGCTGGGGAAACCGCCCTGCTGCGGCACGTCGCGCAGGCTCTGGCGGTAGGTGGCAAAGTCGCTCTTGCAGGCGGCGGTGAGGTCCACATCGTCGAGCTGCGTCCAATCGCACTCATCGAGGCGAGCGTTACGGTCCGCGCGAACCTCCTCGGCAGGCGATCCCTCGCCGGCGGGCGGGACACCTCCACTGAGGTGGCCAAAGCCGATCCGGTCATTGCTCAGCCAATAGGCCTCGAAATACGCCCCGCCATCCGTCTCGGGGTAGCGGTAGGGGTAACCGCTGGTTTCCAGCTCACTCAGGAATGCATCGAAATCCGCTTCGGTCGGGAACGCAACATCCTCGCCGACGCCAGCCGCCGGCGTTGTGCCTGTGGGGGTGTAGCCCCACCCGACAATCACCCGGTAGCCGCTTGTCTCGAAAACGATATAGGCATCGCTCGCCATGATTACCTCTTGTATTGCGTGGCCCGCATCCAGGGCATGATGATTTGCGGGGTCTTGTCATTGCGGGTGCTCGAGATCCTGATCGCCTGGATCGCATAGCGCACGACGCCGCCGCTTCTGTCGTTATCCTGAACGGTGAATGAGAACGTGCTTCGGGAACCCTTGAAGCCCGAGCAATGCGCGAGGTTCTGCGCGATCACCACGCCATTGCGGATCACCCGGAAACCGGCAACAGCCCCATCGCCGAACCGAACAAAGGGCGGAATGCCCGCGAGCTGGCCGCCAAAGGAAACCTGTGTTGGTAGGCCCGCGACCCGCTCGATATTGACATAGGCAACCCCCGACACCCATGTGCTGAAGCTCGAGATCTGCGTCACACTCCCGAACTGCGCATGCACTGGCACCACCACGGCATTGCCGGCGATCTGCAGGGTATCAACCTGCGCATCGCCGATATTGGCTTTCTGCACCGCCGCTTCGCCGAGGATGCCCGAGGCCGCGGTGATGCTACCGGCCCGCATGTGGCGAGTGTCCACGGTGTCGGAAATCAATTGCCCGCCGTCGATGAAGGTTGCCCCGCCGGGGCTGTATGGCGTGATTTCGGTGGCGTTGGGCACCGTCTCGCAAAGCATCGGCTTGTGCAGGAACAGATAGCTATCGGATTGCCCCGCATTCGTTGGCAGCTTGCGAATGTGGAGCTGCGCGCGGGCGGCGTTGCTAGGCGCGACCCCGCGTTTGACGATGCGCTGCCAGGTGTTGGGGTTGTTGCTGCTCCCGCTACCAACGGGAATATCCTCATGCCCGGTGTAGCTGATCGTATTCCCGTCGCCGTCTATCCACTTGATGCGCAACTCACCCGAGCATCGGTGCATCGAGGCAAAGATCGAAGCCTCATAGGTCTGCCCCGGCGTAATTGGGACACCCGACGCCCCGGCGCCGCTCTCATCATTGACCGGCGAATGCACAAGATCAGAGTAACCGCTCGCCTCACTTCCCTGCTGGCGCATGAAAAGCGTCGGGTAAACGTCGCCCGCGAAGCTCGCACCCTTGGGGCGCACGGCATACACCGTCTCAGCACCCGCCGCGCCGACTGCCCCCATCGACCAGTCGCGCAGCCCGGCCCAAAATCCGGTATTGGTGAGCAGATTGCCCCCATATCCAACCGCGAGCTTTCCGGTGGTGAGCGTGCCGTCGACCAGGACGCTATCGGCGCGAAGCTGGATCAGCGAGCCGCCGCTGCCATCGGGATCAGCGAAACTCGTCTGTCGGATCTCCGAGACATAGCTGTTGCCGCCAGAGGTGGCGGTGACCGCGATGCCTTTGGCGGCCTGCGCCTTGCCGTCAAGCGTGGCAAGCGTCTGCGTATCCTCATCGACGGTGGCCGCCACCTCGAGGAACTCAGTCTCATCCGCCCGCGCGGGGCGGATCTGAAAACGATGAACCTTGAGGTGCTTGCGCTCCCGGGCCCCGAGGCTCGAGTAGCTCGACATGAACCAAACATCGTGATTGGTGAAGTTGCCAGGGAAACCCGCCGGCCGCTTGAATACCTTGGAGGCATAGCACACCTGGCCCGCGCGCAGCGTCCCGTTGATCATGCTCTCGAGCGAAAATTGCGTGCGGCTCTCGCCGCTGTCGTGGTTCCAGTCGATCAGAACGCCAGCACCACCGAGGCCCGTGCCGCCGACAAAGGTAAAGACCACCTCCACGACATAGGCCGGCTCGTTGACCGGCCCCGACCAGCCGTTGCCGTTTGTGAGCACAAGCCCCTCGTTGAGCGTGTAGTCGGTGCGATTGAACGTGAGGGTTTTGCCGCTCGGGAAAATCTCGTTGGCGCTCTCGCTCGTCGGACCATTCACGAATGCGCCCCAGGTGCTACCGGCCTCACCGAACAGGGCGAATAGAGGATCTTCGATGCAGCCCATGCCCTGCGCGGTGATCCGTGCGGCCGTCTGCTCGCTTACAGCCGCGGCAACGGCACTATCGGCCGCCGCATCCGCGCTGCCACCAGCCGCGTCCCGGCTGGCCGCATCCGCGCTGCCACCAGCCGCGTCCCGGCTGGCCGCAGCCTCATTGCGATAGGTGAGCGCATCACCGGCTCGCGTGGTCGCCGTGTTGGCCGAACTTGAGGCGCTCGAGGCGGAGCTGCTCGCGCTGTCGCGATAGCTTTGCGCGCTCGAGGCGCTCACGCTGGCGGCCTCTGCGCTATCGGCGGCGCTTTCCTCCTCGGTCACATCCCGGCATTGCACATCATAGACGACAATGCTGCCGCCATCGGTCAGATCGAAACCAGGTGCCAGCTCTTGCGTGTCATGGCTTACCTCGATGATCTCCTCGTAAAAGGCCCACCCGGCATTTGCCGGGAATTCCACGGCCCCCACCGAGTTGACGGCGTTTCCCCCGGTGGTGCTCCCCCGAAGGGCGAAACGCGAGATCGCAGCCGTTCCGGTGGTCCGCACCCACGCGCTCATCTTCCACTTGCGGCCGTTGAAGTTGCCGCGATAGTGCGGATCGACCCGCGCGCCATCGTTCAACCTGATAGAGAGATCCCCGGCCGCCGCAGCGCTCGGAACGCTCGCATTCGTGTTGGGCCCGCCAGCGCCGCAGGTCCAGAGGTCTACGCCATCATTCCCATCGGGCTGCAGAACCAGGTTGCGCGTGCCCGAGCTTTTCTGCGTGATCGCCGCAATCCGCTCCGAGGCCGACGCACTGTTGGCGGCGCTGGCGGCACTCGAGGCACTATTCGCCGCGGCCGTCGCCGAGGAGGAGGCGTTGCCGGCGCTGGTGCTCGCGTTGCTCGCCGAGGTTTGCGCCGCCGAGGCCGATTGGCTCGCGGCACTCTCGCTCGCTGCCGCGCTGCTCTGGCTCGTGCTCGCGGCCGCCGCGGATTGCGCCGCCTCGTGCTCCGAGGTGATATCCTCGAAAGCGAGATAGGCGATATCGACGTTTCCGCTGGTGCCGTCATAGCCGCCCGCCCAGAAGGCAAAGCCGCACATATACGGCGAGAGGGCATCGCCATCGGTAAACTCGGCGGTGAATGTCTCAAACACGTTGAGCGCCGAGAAACGGCATGCGGTGGTCCAGCTATCCCCGTTTGAAGTGTAGTCCGAGGAGATGCGGCGGAACTGCAAGTGAAGCGGGGCATTCGCATCCTGATCCCCGAATGCACCCGTATGTCGCGCAATTATCGTCAAGCGGAAGCGCCGACCCGGCGAGGTGCGGAGGTAGTATTTCGGCACGCAATGCCTGTTGCCGGTTTCAGACACCGCGACATAGGCGGCCCGGCCCTCATCGGTATCACGAAATCCCACCATGAGATCGCCCTTGAGCGCCGGATCTCCGGTGATCGCGTGAGAGAAAAACTTGCCATCCTCATCGAAGCCGACCGGGTGAGCGTTTTCCGCCACGGTGCGCGCCGCAACGGTCTCGGAGATCTGCGCCGCCGTTGCCGATCCTGCTGCGCTGCTCTCCGAGGCCGCGGCGTTGCTCGCGCTGGTGCTGGCTTCCCCAGCCTTGGTGCTGGCTGTGTTGGCGCTCGAGCTTGCCGCGCTCGCGCTCTGGCTCGCCCCGCTGGCGCTGGTGCTGGCCGCGCTCGCGCTGCTGCTGGCCGCGTCTGCGCTATCCCCCGCATCGCTGGCGCTGTTGGCCGCGGCCGTGGCGAAGTTGCTCGCGCTGTTGGCCGAGCCCGCCGCGTTGCTGGCGCTGGTGCTAGCCTGGCCTGCACTGGTGCTGGCCTCGCCGGCGCTGGTGGCCGCGTTCGTCGCGCTGGTGTTCGCCGCGCTCGCGCTCTGGCTCGCATCGCTGGCGCTGGTGCTGGCCGCGCTCGCGCTGGTGCTGGCCGCGTCAGCGCTATCGCCCGCATCACTGGCGCTGTTTGCCGCGACCCCGGCACTGCTGCTAGCGGCCGAGGCTGAACCCGCCGCGTTGGTTTCAGATGCCGATGCCTGTTGCGCACTGGTGCTGGCCTGGCCAGCGCTGGTGGCCGCATTGGTCGCACTGGTGTTCGCCGCGCTCGCGCTCTGGCTCGCGCCGGTTGCGCTGCTAGACGCCGCCGAGGCACTGCTCGCTGCTGCGTCGGCACTGTCGCCCGCGTCATTCGCGGCCGAAGTGGCTGTATCGGCGGCCGTCACGGCCGTTGATGCAGATCCTGCAGCGCTGCTTTCGCTCGCGGCCGCGTCCGTGGCGCTGGTGGATGCGTTTCCGGCGGAGGTGGAGGCACTCACCGAGGCGCTTTGCGCCGCGCTCGCGCTTTCGCCCGCGTCATCGGCATAGGCGCTGGCCTCGGCCTCGCTGGTGGCCGCTGCCGAGGCAGATTGGCCGGCGTTGTATTCCTCGGTAACATCTTCGACCAGGAACCGCCGCACCTGCAGCTCGGCCCCGGCCGCCACGTCACCCGATGCCACATAGACAAAGGGATGCGCATATTCGTAAACCGTCGAACCGGTATAGGTGAACTCGACCACGCCTTGCGACCACTCGCCAGCCACTGGAAAGGTCAGATTGCTCGCCGTGATCGGGCTCCCCCCAGAGAAATCGGCGTTGACCCCACGCCATTGCATGCGGAGCAAATCGGCACCGCCAAACCCGGTGAGCCGCGCCGTAATGGTCATGCGATAGCGCCGCCCCTCGGTGAGCGGCACATAGTCATAGGGCCCAAGGTGGCGGTTGGCCCCCGTCGCCGAGGTCCAGGCCACGAACACGCCATCGGCGGCCTGCTTGAAGCTCCAGGAGTTGCCAAAGCCGCCCGCACTCGGGTCACCGCTCAGGCTGTGCTTCCAGTAGACGCCGCCATCCTTGAAGGTCGAAGGGAGCAGCCCCCGAGCAACCGACACCGTGAGGTTGTACTGCTCAGCGCTTAGGGTCGCCGCCGCCTGCGCATCGCCCTCAGCGCTCTCGGCCGCGATCCGGGCACTGTCGGCCAACTGTCGCGCAGTCTCGGCATCTGCAGCGTCAACCGCCGCACTGTCGCCTGCAAGCTCGGCCGCCTGCTGCGCATCCTCGGCCAGCCCTTGCGCCGCTTCCGCGTTCGCAAGATGCGCCGCCGCGCTGTCGCGGGCGAGCTGCGCCGCATCGCGCGCGGCCTCAGCGTCATCCGCCGCCTGCTCAGCCGCTGTGTAATCGCCAGTGAGATCGAGCACCGCTTGATCGAGATTGCCCTGCACCACCGCAGCATCCTGCGCCGCCGCCGCGGCATCGAGCAGCGCCTGATTGGCATCTGCCTCAGCCTCATCAAGCCTGGCGCTCAGAGCCGCCGAGAGGCGGGCCTCATCGATCGCACCGTTGGCGATATCTGCCGCACCAAGCCGCACATCACTTGTGGTGATTGTCTGCCAATCGCCCCACTCGTAGGCGCCGGCACCTGTAAGGAAGCTCGCGCGGCACTCATAGGTCGCGAGCGGCAAGATCCCCGCGCTGATAGACGCGGCCCCCTCGGCCACGTCGAGCGCCTTGCCTGCAATGGCTTCGCGACCAGGTACGCGCACCTGCCACGCCACCGCGCGCACACCTTGAGACACGGGAAGCCATGTCAGGGAGATGGCCGGCCGGCGCGCGGCTCCGCTCTCGTCTGAGATGGCCGTTGCCGAAAACGTCGCATCGATCTTCGGCGGATTAGGCGCGTCTGATGCCGCGATCACCAGCCCGGCCGAGACCCAGCCGCGCCCGCGACCCGTTGCCGAGGTCGCGACAACCTGCACCTCGTACTCGGCGCCCTCGATAAGCCCACCCGTGAGGATCGTTTGGGCCCCGAGATCCACGCGCTCACCGTAGGCCCACGCTGCACCGGCCACGCTCTCGCGCCACCGCATTTGCACGCCGGCGCCAGACAGGTTTTGCCGGGCGAGCACCGGAGCGAATTGCACCGAGATCCGAGGCGTGACCGCGCCGTTTTGCTCTATGCTCTGCGTTGTCCTGTCGGAATATGCCGAGATCACCACCGGCGCGGGCGGCAGGCCATAATCCGCCCGCTCGCGGGGGTTCGTGACAATCGGCGAGTAGGTCGGGATCGTCCCGGTATCGGCCTGAAGGATCGCCGGCACCGCATCGACACAGGTGATCTTCGCGCTCTCGTCCTTTCGCGGGTAGATCCCGGTCACGAGCATCTCGGCGCTGACCTGCTCGGTCTCCTCGATCGCCACCAGATCACCCACCGCAATGTCGGCAGCCAAGACCTGCACCTCGGGCGTCCAGACGCGGGTGCGCGGATCCTCTGGCGAGAGGGCCTGGAAGACCACCTCGGCCTGCACGTTGCGCACCGCAAGCCGGAAGCTGTCGCGCTCGAAATCGAACAGCTCGTCGAGCGTGATGGTCGCGACGTTGCCCGACCCATCCTCGGTGATCGCCTTGATCCGCGCTGCACCGACCCCGATCAGCGGCACGTCATGCACCAGCCTGATCTTGTCGCCGCGCTGCACGCGAATGTGCTCCCAATCGGCGAAGAAGGTGTGCGTCTCCGGGCGGTTCTCGGCGACGGCGAGGTGATAGCGCCCGAGGCGGTAGGCGTTGCCCTCGTCCTCGTCGTCGGCCGTCACCACCGTTCCGGCCAGCTGCAGCGTCTCAAGCTCGGTCGCGGTCTCGCGGGTGAAACCGTCCTTCAGGACAAGGATCTCGTCCTCCTCCCACTCGAGCCGCTCGGAGCGCGCCTTGACGCGGAAGCCGTGGATCTCGCGCGGGAACGCCAGCTGAGCCTTGTAGCCCCACGAGTTGCGCGGCGTGAAGGTCTGGCGCACCGGCCCGGCGGCGCCGTCCCGGATCACCGACCAGCGGAAATCGGACAGGGTGCGGCGGGCACGGCCGGCGGCGCAGATCACGTCGAGCACCTCGGCGGTCTGCGTGGGCGTGTCGATCACGTAGTCGCAGGTCCAGTGCGGCTCCTGGTCGGCCCATGCCTTGATCGCATCGAGGTCGAGACGGCTGTCGGCCACCGGGCGGCGTTGTTGCGGCCCGCGCAGCGCCTGCGCGTAAAGCCATGCAGGATGGCGCACCGGCTGCGGGTCGGTCCATGCGCTGCCGTCCCAGACCGGGGCCAGCTGCTGCACGATGCCGTTGAGGCTGTCGAGCCGCCCGTTGAGCTGGTCGCTGGCTTTGATCTTGAATGCGACCTCGGCAATGCCTTCCGGGCTGGGCAGGGGCTCGCCGGTCATGCTGCGGATCGCGGTGACCCAAGCGCGGTTCTGGTCGCGCGTGCTGTAGTCGATCCCCGATGTCCGCTCGATTTTGATCGCATACTGCGCCGGCTCCGGGAACGACATCGGCACCGTGTAGCGCAGCGCCGTGGTCGATTTCGCCTCGTAGGTGGGGCTGGCGACGAGCACCCAGTCTTCCTCGACGATGCCGCCGGCGACAGGCTGGTAATAGATCGCGAAGCTGGCGTCGTGAGACTCGAGACCGTCATCCGTGCCATCGTAGAGGCCGCGCGAGAACGAGATGTCGACGGAGGCCGCGCTCGACGCTTCACGGGTGTAGCGCACCACCGGCGCGCCCGGCTCGGGCAGAGCGTTCTCGTCGTCCTGCGTGATGTCCTCGGGATAGAGGAACATCGAGTCGGTGCCATAGCGCCAGCCGGGCTGCACCTCGTGATATGTCGCCGTCGCCTTGGTGATCGTGACGGCATCGACACCCTTGCCACTGAAGAACGTGAGCCAGTTGTCAGTGTATTCACCTGTGCGCGGGGTCGAGCCGGTGAGCGTCACGCGGTATTCGCGCTCCACCCCGTCCGAGTAGCTGGCCGAGGTGAAGGTGCGGGTTTCCTGCAGGCCGCTGAGCGGGTCGTGATTGGTCACCGGGTCCTGGAGCGTGAAGCTGGCGACCTGCGCCCATGTGCCAGAGCCTGCGACCGCCTCCTCCACGATGAAGGTGTAGCCCGAGATCTTGTCCTGCGCCGACACGTTGAACTCGATCGTCACCTGATCGGCCACCGCGCGCGGCGCGTAGGTCCAGGTCTTGCCGACCTCGGTCAGCTTGAAGCGCGGCTTGTTCTCCTCGCCGGTTCGGTCGACCACGAAGGGGGCAAGTCCCGGCATGGCCGCAAGGGTCAGATCCCGATCCACGTTGCGGAACTCGAGCTCCACCTCAGCCGCGGCAAATTCGGTGATCGGGGTGGTGCCGATGCGCAGATCTTCCAACGCGAGCGGCCCATAGCCGAAGGTCATCCGCCCGTAATAGTAGACATCCTGACCGGCGTTTTCAGAAAAGCCGGTCGCGGTCAGCGGCGGATAGATCCGGTGACGGCCAAGCACGGTCGGAAACACGCCATAAGGGTTGGCCGCGTTCGCCGTGCCGGTGATCGCGTAGTTCTGGACCCCCGAGGCGCCCTCGGTCTTCGCCGGCGGGATCAGGGCTTGGACCAGCAGAGTGCCGACGATGGTCACCGCGGCGACGACCAGCGAATAAGCCAGAGATCCCACCGTCAGTCCAAGCGCCGCCGAGCCAGCAATCGCCGTTGCCGCCTGCGGAATCGCCAGAGACGCGATCAGCGCGATCGAGCCGGGGTCGCGCTTCGGGAACGTCACCTGAATATCCGTCCCGAGTTTCGGGCGCGTCTTGCCCCACATATTGAGCGGAACCACGGACATTTCACCGCCGCGGACCATCGTCACCATCGGGATGCCATAGCGCTCCGTCTCGAGGTCGAGCTTCTGCACGATCTCGGTGATCGTGCAGCCCTCGGGCATCTGGATGTTGATCATCTCGTGCTTGAGCGGGTGGCGCTGTCCGACCGCTTCGATATGAGCCAGGTCTTTAGGCAATGCGGTAAATTCCTTCGAGCTTGCCGAGCCACGAGGCACGGCGCCAGCACTCGACCCGGCTGTCGGCCACGGCGTCGATGTGCAGCATGTCGGTGTTGTCGATCGCATATCCGAGGTGCAGGGGGCGCCCGGCCATGCGAAACAGGAGGGCATCCCCCTCCTGCGCGGTGCTCACCCGCTCATAGCGCGGGCGGTAGGTGTCGACGGCGCCCTGCCGAACAGCATCGCGAATGCTCAATTCTGGGTCAGGCAGATCCCGCCCGAAGCGCACGCGGTGAAGGGCCAGGAACAGCCCGAGGCAGTCGTAGGCCTCCGGACCCCGCGCCAGCTCGGCGTAAGGCAGGCCCACCCAATCATCGGACCACATCAGAACAGGCCGGGGCAGACGCTCGGGGTCATCTCGAGAAACCCGAACTGTTCCTCGAGGATCGGCTCGATCGTCATCACGCCGTTGATCGTCAGCGCATCGTATTCGATGCCGGTGATCTGGACCTCGAACGGGCCCATCTCGACGACATCTGGCGTGGCGGCCAGCACCCAGCTGACCTCGCCGAGCACCTCGTTTCGGACCTTTCGCAGCTGGCCGATGATCTCGCGGGTGACGTTCTGGGCCGAGAACCGCAGGACCGGGAACCCCTCGTCCTTGTCCTCGGGCAGCGCGAGATCAAACGGAAACGGCGAATAGGTCTCGCCGCCATGCACAAGCGCAACCGTGTCGCGCACCCAGCGCACCGACTCCGTCCAATCGGAGTGCGTGAGCTTGACGATCGGCACGAAGACCTCGGCGCTCTCTTGGGCGTAGGTCGCGGCGAGCAGGCGGTCGGAGAGGTTTCTCATGGCAGGATCTCGAGCGTTGCCGACAGCGTGGCGTCGACCTTGTTTCGATGCACTCCGACCGAGTACGGGCCGTTAAAGGCATAGCTGTGCGTCTCGCCGGTCAGCGGATCGGTCGCATCGAAGGACAGCGCCCCGTCGCCCAGGGTGGTGCGGTAGAACTCTATGAACGTTTCCAGCTGCGACAGCGTCAGGCGCTCGATCTTGCCCGAGAAGGCCTGCGGCGCGGTACTCGTGCGACGCCGCCGCTTTGCCGGCCCCACCTCCATCTCGGATCGCAGGATATGCCCATCGGGGCCGTCGAGATTGTATCCCGACCGGCTCGAAAAGAACGGCAGCTCAGAGGGCCATGCGGGCATGTCATTTGCCTTTCGGGGTTGCGCGCAGGCTATAGTTGCGCTTCATCGCGCGGTTTCCGCGACCGCTGTCAAAGTAATCGTCGATCGCCTGCTCAACATCGATGTCGAGACCGCCGCCGCTGGTGCGACGGGTCGAGACCTTGGCGCCGTAGTTGTTGATTGTGATCTCTGGTGCGCTCGCGGGCGACGAGCGCCCGCCGCCCGCCGAGCTGGGCGCATCCGCAAAGCCGCCGCCATCAGCCCGCTTGGGCAGGCGCATGGTGCGAACGGCCTCCATGAACTCGACGCCGTAGTGATCGACCGCGTCTGCGGGCTGCATGAACTCGCCGCGCGAGCCCCAGAAAAGCAGGTTATCCTGGCGCTTTCCTCCGAGACCCTCGAGCTTGCCCTGGGCCCGGGGCACGTCGCGGAACCCGCCGCCCTCGGCGCGCTTTGGCAGCATCAGGCCGCCGTTGCGATAGAGCCCGCCCGAGGTCATCGCCCCGGCCGAGGCGCTGTAGCCTCCTGTCGCAGCGCCACCGGCGGCCGCGCCAAACGAGATCCCGCCACCGAAGCCCGAGAAGGCCTGATCCATGAGCTGCGCCAGCTGATCCCAGATCGGATCGAGGGCGAGCGACCAGAGCTTGTCGAGGATCATCGAGGTCAGATCATCCCAGAACGCCTCCACGCCTGCGCCGCCGGGCTTGAGATTGTCGAAGGCGCCCGAGATCTGGCCCTTCCAGGCCTCGACATCGGCGGCCGCCTGTTCCGTCGAGCGCGCGATGCCCTCGGCCGTGGCTTCCTCCTGCTCTCGCGCGGCCATGAGCCGGCCATAGGCAGCAGCCTGTTCGTCGATCACCTCGATCAGCCGGCGGCCATTGTCCGCGAGCGCAGTCTCGGGGTCGATCCCGGCCTCTTTCGCGCGCTTCACCGCCTCATATTGGAAGGTCAGCCGCGCCTGTTCCTCGACCGTCCGACCGGCGAGCTCGGCCTCGAGGCGCAGCTGCTCGAGCTGATCGCGACCGATCGCGACCACGCGCTCGAGCGCCTCGGCCTGCGCGTCGAGATCGTCGGTCGTGGTGGTGCCAGCGCTGGATCCCCGGCCGTACATGCCCACCGCTTCTGCCGCCCATGCCGGAACCGAGCCCGAGGTGTAATCGGGCCCCCAGGCGCGCTCGGCCCCGGTGTCGAAGTGCAGAGAGTTGCTGTAGACCCCGACGCCGCCGAAACCGGCCACGCTGCGCGCCAGCTTGATCAGCTCGAGCCGCTCGTCGATCGACATATCCGACACGTCGATGTCGAAGGCGCGCCCCTGCATGTGCTGCGACTTCTTGGCCCCGCCGGCGGCGTCATTCTCGTCTGGCGATCGGTAGTCGGAAGAAATCTTGAAGGTCTTTCCCGAGGCCTGCTCGAGCACGGCGAGGGCGCGCACCGTCGCCGGGTCCATGTTGGTCGGATCGAACTGCGAGCGCGGCTGTTCCCAGGGCCGCATATCGACCGGCTTTGGCGCTGCAGCCCGGCCGGCCTGATACTCCCCGTAAACCCGGCTCAGGCGCTCGATCTCCTCGGCCGCCGCTCGGGCGCTGTCGCCGGTCTCGTCGAACGGTCGATCAGCTTTCAGATCCTCGGCCATCTCATGGTTGGCGCTCAGCTGGTCATGGATCAGCCCCAGCTGTTCCTCGACGCCCGCCAGCTCGGTGATGTTTTCGCGAAAGCCCGACAGCCCCTCGTCGCGCAGCACCTTGCCGGCCTCGAGTGCCTCGGTCAGCGCGCGCGCCAGGTCGTCGACCGCGCTCGCCATTTCGGCCTCACTCGAGGCGGCCTCGAGCGCGGCGATCTCATCGGCAAAAAGCCCCGCCTCGCGCGCCGCGCCGGCCAGCTCGGAAACCATGTCATTGCCGACCAGCCGATCGCCGCTGTCGAGAATCTCGATCAGCCGATCGCGCACCGGCTCGAGGCTGGCGCCGACCGCGCGGATCGCGTCGAACTCGGCGACAAAATCCGCAACCGCCATCTTTCCCGACTCGACCGCCGAGGATGCCTCGGCCATCCGCGCAAGAAAATCGTTCTTCGCATCCTCGGGCCAGAGGACGCGCTCGAGATCGCTCCGATCGGACCCCTCGAGCTGGGCCAGCCCCGCGATGCGACCACGGAAATCGTCGATGCCGTCACCATCCCAGAAACTGCCGCTCAGGGCGCCGCGGGCCTCTGCATAGGTCCGCTCGAGATCCGCGCGCGCCTGCTCGAGCGCCGCGCGGCTCTGGTTCAGCATGTTTTGGGTCGTCTCGGAAACCTGCCCCCCAAGGCCCTTCTGTTCCTCTGCCGCGCGCCGGCTGGCCTCCTGGTAGGCATCGAGCGCGCTTGCGGCGCGCGTCGCGGCGGTCTCGGCCCGCTCGACCGCATCCGCCGCGACATCGGTATCTAGACCGAAGGCGATCAGCGAGCCGGCGGTGATCGCCAGCGACAGCGGGCCACCCAAGATCCCGGTCAGCGCCCGCGCCGCGACCCCGAAGCGCATCATGGGCGCGGCCGCACGGCCCGCGGCGGTGCCGACACCGCTCGCGGCCCCGGCGATCTCGATCAGCGCGGCGCGAACAGCGACCGCTTTCGCGATCACCAGCGTCATGCCCCGGCCGACCAGGTAGACGGTCAAGGCGTTCGCCACGCGCTCGACCACCTCCTCGACCAGCTCGAAATTTTCGGTCAGGTAGCGCAGCGCGTCGGTCACCCGCCGCACCGCCTCCTCGGCGAGGTCAAGGCCGCCATTCTCGGCCGCCTCGAGGTTCAGCGCCTCCCAGGCGGCCGCCAGCTCCTTCAACGCCCCGTCGAGGCCGCGCAGCCGCACCTCGGCCTGTTCCTGGGCGGAGATCTCGCCGATCGCGCTCGAGAGATCTCGGATCCCCTCGGCGCCCTGCTTTGCCAGCGCAGCCGCGGTGCGGATCGCGTCGGTGCCGAACACGGTTTTCAGCGCCTCGTTGCGGGCCTCCTCGGACAGGCCCGCGAGGCCGTCCTGCAGCTCCTGGGCAATCTCGGCCATCGTGCGCATGTTGCCCTGCGCATCGAAGAACTGAAGGTCGAGATCTTTCATGACCCCGGCCGCCTTCGCCGATTCCGGCGTCAGCCGCTGCAGGAAGGTCTTGAAGCTCGTACCCGCATCCGAGCCGCTGGCGAAGCTCGAGGCGGTCGCCGACAGGACGGTGAGAAACTCCTCGATCTCGACGCCGGTGGTGCCGGCGACGCCGCCGGCCTGGGCGATCGCCAGGCGCAGATCATCGAAGCCAAATTTCGAGGTGAAGGCGGCACCGGTGACACGATCGACGATCTCGGGCAGCTTGTCGGCCTCGAGGCCGAATTGCTGCATCAGGTCGGTGACCAGGTCGGCCGCCGGCGCCACCTCGGACCCGAGCGCCCCGGCGAGCGAGATCGAGGAGTCGAGCGCCCCGCCCAGGATCGTTGTCACGTCGAGGCCGTTCTTGGCAAGCACCTCGATCGCCTGGGCCGACTGCGTTGCGGTGAACGCGGTCGTTGCGCCGAGATCCTTCGCGGCGGCGGACAGCTGCGCGATCTCCGCCTCGCTCGCCTTGGTGGCCGCCTCGACGCGCTGCATCATCGCCTGGAACTCGCGCCCGGCATTGAGCGCACTGCGGCCGAAGGCCACCAGACCGCCGGCAAGGGCGGTGGTGCCCATGAACCGGGCAACGCGCTGCAGCGCCGGCAGCTCGGCCGAGATCGCCCCGAGCGAGCCGCGCAGCTCGCGCGCCGCGCGGTCGGTCTCGCGCATGCCGGTCGAGGCCGGTCGAGCGGCGCCCTGGATCCGGCGCAGGCTGCGCTCGCCGGAGGCCCCCAGCGACTTGAGATCCTGCTCGAGCTGGCGGTGCCCCGCAGCCGACAGGCGGATCGTGTAATTCCGCGCGGTGTTGCTCATTCGGTCCCGTCCTGGTCACGCATGCGGGCGCCGGCCTCGATCAGGCCCGCCTCCCAATGCGGTAGCAAAAGCGATGCGATTTTTTCGGGGATGCCCTGCGCCTCGAGCAGCGCAAGGCAAGCCGCGAAGTCGAGGCCGACATAGCCTCGGGCGCCGATCCGGCGCTGGTGCAGGATCTGGCTGCCAAGGGCCGCGATCGCGCGCCCCTCGACCGATTGCGGCATGTGCAAGTCTTCCGGGCACGCGCCCTCACCGCCGAACCGTGCGCAGGAATACCCGGGCATCGCCCGGCAGTCCTGGCAATGGCTCAGCCCCCCGCTGTAGCGGTAGAGGGCGAGGGCGCGTAGCCGTTTCCCTCCCGTTCCAATTCATGCCAGGGCGACAGCAGCTGCCCGTGAAGGGCAGAGGCGACGCCGGGGAACAGATCAAGGAACAGGTCGATGCTTTCGGCCTCAAGCGGCGCCGGCTCGCCGCGATCGGTCTCGAGGCCGCCCCATCCGGTGCCGAAGCGCAAGAGCAGCAGCTTGACCAAGTGCCGCGCGGCCTGACCGCGCAGCGCCTCCTCGTGCTCGGGCGGCAGATCCTCGTCGTCGATCGAGGCCGCGTCGAAGGCCCGCGTTGCCGGCAGGGTTTCGCGAGCAAGGCGCAAGGCGGTGGATTCCGCCTCGCGCAGGTCGGCATAGGTGAAGGCCCGATGCGTGACCGTGACGCCATACCCCAACTCGATTGTGCGGCCCTCGGTGAGGCCGCGCACCAGGCGCAAGACCATCAGCTGGCGTTTGCGTAGTTTTCGGTCGCGTTGGTGAGCGTGACCTCGATCAGCTCGGCGCCGGTCGCCGGCCGGTTGGCGCGCCAGTTGTAGTCCTGGGCGATCAAGCCGCGGCCGGTGATCGGCACACCGGTGCGCTCGAGCAGCAGCGAGGGCACGTTGATCGACAGGCTGTAATTGGCGCTGATCTGCCAGGCCATCGTCAGCGCGAAGGCCGTGCCGGCGTCGGCCAGGTCATAGAGCTGGGCGTCGCGGAACCGGGCACCGAGCGTGCCGCCCAGATCCCAGACCCCATCGGAGATCTCGGCCGCCGTGGCGGCGCCGTTCATGGTTTCCTGATCCGCTTCGCGGCCGGTGTTGAGGGTCAGCCCGACCGAGGTCACGCCGGCCACCTCGCTGCCGTCGATGCTCAGCGAGCCCTGGAAGCTCACCGGAACCGGATCGGCCGCATATTCGACCGGGGTCGCGTCGAGCGTCGCGCCGGCCTTCACTTCCTCGCGGCCGGTCGCGTTGAAGGTCACGCGCTGGCGGGTGCCGTTCTTCTGCGCGCTGATTTCCATGCCGGTCGTCGCGAGCGTGTCCTGGGTGAAGTGCTGCGACACGCCGCCGTGGCTGATCCCGTGCGTCGCGAGCAGGATCGAGGGCTGAGCCGCAGCCGCAAAGGTATGAACGTAGGGACCGGTGCCCGTGGTCGTCGGTAGCCCCAGGATCTGCGCCAGGTGCCAGCCGATGCTGTCGAGCCCCATCGGGACCTCGAAGCTGCCGGCGAGATTGCGAAGGCCCTGGACCACCTCGCCCGGGAAGGCGTCGCCATAGATCGCCTCGTCATTCGCCAGCTCACCGGTCGGCGAGACGCTGTAGCTGTAGTAAGGCAGCGTGTAGAACGCGCCATCGGCGGCGGCCTCGGCCGCGCCGAACGTCGACTGGCGCCGTGCCAGCAGTTTCGCCTGATCTCCGCGTGCGTTGGGCATCGGTCAATTCTCCATCGGGTTTTCGGGGGTTTCGTAAAACAGGGCGACGGACAGCACCGACCCCTTGAGGCTCTCCGCCCCCGGCATGGGAACGGCCTCGCTCTCCTCCGGCGCGCCAGGCACCAAGAAATCGACGGCACCGCCGAGGGTGCGATCGGCCATCAGCAGCGCCGCCGCCGAGGTCAGCACCGCGTCGATCGCCGCGTCGCGCGTGGCGGCATCAGCGCCTTGCACCACGCATTCCAGCTCGACGCCGCGCTGCCATTCGCGCACGCCGGTCCCGAGCCGCACGCCCATTTCCTGCGGGTCGCCCGGGACGATGTTGATCAGCCCCTCGGGCGGGCAGTCCTCGGGCAGATCATGCTCGCGGAAGATCGCGGCCTCATGCGCCTCGAGCTGCCCCTGCAGCGCGACGATCGCGGCCTCATGTTTGCTCGGCATTATCGCAGCCTCCGGCGGCGGGTTGTCTTGAACGCGGCGTCAATGTCGCCGGCGAGGCCAGCGGCCACGGTGCGGGTGACCGCACCCACGTTGAGACGCCGGCGCAGGCGCGCCTGCGGGATCAGCCAGAACATCGGCACCGTCGACAGCCCGTTGCCGCTGCTGAGCGCGCGCTTGCTGCGCGAGAGGGTGTAGTTTCCGGCCTTGGTCTGGCGCTGGTTGTCGACCACCAGGAGGGAGGCCCCTTGCGGGCGGTAGACGAAGCGCAACGGCCCGAAGCGATGCTCGGGAAAATTCGATGGGTTGATCCGCTTGCGACCCATGCCGCGCTTTGGCGCTGAGGGCGTCGGGATCGCGAGCCAGAAGCCATCGCGCGACTTGATCGTCACGCCGGCGTCGAAGGCTTCGATCAGCGTCTCGGCCTTGGTATAGACGTAGGCGGCCGCGCCCAGCGACGCGCCGTGCGTCGGATAATTCTTCGACTGCCAGCTGCGCGCGACGCGCCGGCCGAGCCCACCGGAAATCACGTCCTGGCGCAGCGCGGCCTTGAGGCGATCGGCGCGGCCATGCACGCCGCTGGTCACCGCGCGCTCGGTGAGATCCAGTTCCTCGGCCATGAAGTCGACGAGGTTGCCCTCGAGCGCTGCCTCGAGCCGGTCCCTCATAGCGGCACCGTGTTCAGCTGCACCTTGAAGCGGCGGGGATCGCGCACCTGGGTGTGTTTCACGCGCCGGCGCTCGCCGCCGATCTCGAGCGTCGCGCCTCGATCGTGGCCGGCGAAAGCGCTGGCAAGGATCTCGAACACGCCACCGGGCTCCTGGATCTGCATCGAGCCAAAATCGGCGATGTCGTCGCCACGCATCGGCAAGAGCCGCACGGCCAGGGCGGCGCCATCGGGATCGAGGGTGGCCTCGATCCCGTGCTGCTCGAACGCGGTCTCGACAGACCGCAGAAACGGATCCATCGGGCTCAGCCGGTGGCGCCGTCGCCGGATCCAGCCGCGCCGCCCTGGGCCTGGCCGCCAGTCTCCGCCGGGGCGGTTGCGCCAGCCGGGGCCGCCGGCGCGCTGGTCGCGGCCTTGGTCGGTTTCTTCGCGGCCTTGGTCTTGTCGGCGGCCTTGGGCTTCTGGATCTTGCCCTTGCCGGCCTTCTCGATCTCGGCGCCGATCGCGGCCGGCACCGGGCCCGACCAGCCCTCGGGAAGGGTGCGGCGCGTCGAGGCCCCGGTCTTGTAGGTATGCGCGCCGGTCATCTTGACGGTCACGGTCTCGTCGGTGGTCTTGCGGGTCGCCATGGTAGCGGTCTCCTCATGTCAGGGGGCCCGGCGCCCCAGGCGCCGGGCCGGTCAGCGGCTCAGCCTCAGTTCGAGCTGTGGCCGCGCACCAGGACGGCAGGACGGAGGCACATGGGCAGCGTCTGCATCATCGCCTCGACATCGGCGAAGCGATCTTCCTGGCGGTCGGGGAACAGCGCCGAGTAGAACTCCTCGCCCGGAAGGTTGGTCATGCCGAGGTAATCGGCCGAGCCGTTGAACTGCCGGAAGGTCTGGCGGGTGCCGACCGGGAAGAAGGACACTTCGCCCGAGGGGATGAAGCTGCGCGTCACAACGGTGCCATCTTCCTGCGGCACCGGGCCTTCGCCCTGGTATTCCTTCCAGCGGATGCCCTGGAAGTCGAAGCCGGCCGAGGTATCGTCGCGCAGCGGGTCGCCGCCGTTCTGGTTCTGATAGTGCTTGTAGCGCTCCTTGAAGTCGGCATGCGCCATCAGCTTGTCGGTGAACTCCGGATGCATCAGGCCCATGACGCCGGTCATCACGTCGCCGAGCAGGTTGGTGCGGATGTGACGGGTCACCTGGCGCGCCTTGCTGCCAAGGTCGGTGGTTCCGGTGCCGAGCACGAAATCGACCGATTTCTTGGAGATCCCGAAGGCCTGGTGCAGGTCGACGAGCACCGAGCCATCGGCATCGAGCACCTGGCCCTGCAGCGCGCCGGCGCGCAGGTATTCGCGGGTGATGTCGATCGAGCCGCGCAGCTCCTCCTGGCGGTCGAGCACCTCGCCGAGCACCTGCTTGAGCTCGGTCTCGGACCCGAAGGCACGGATCCCGTCGATGTCATCGGCGGTGATGCGCGACTTGAGGCCGAAGCGCTCGGTGCGGAAATCGAGCATCGCGCGCTTGCTGCGGGCCTGGCCGGGCAGAGAGGTGCCCCGCTCGGAGGACTGCACCAGCTGCAGCACGCCGTTCTTCTTCTCGATCGAGAACTTGGTGCCGCGGATCGGCTTGGCGCCGAACAGCCCGAGGCCGCCGATCAGGCCCCACTGGTTCGGGATGATGCGGATCGCTTCGCCAAGCGCCATGGCCCGGAAAGCGTCGTTCTTGAAAATATCCATATGGGCCATGAAAGCGGCTCCTCTTTTCGGTTTCGGGTGCGCCGGTCAGGCGCGGAAGGACAGGCCGCCGGGCGAGGCCGGCGACCCGGGTCAGCTCACCACGATGCCAAGGGCTTCCAGCTCGGCGCAGGCTGCGTCGCGCTTGGCCTCGGTGTCATAGGAGGGATCGAAGGTGAGACCGAAGCGGCGCACGCGGGCGTGACGCTTGAGCACCACGGCGGTCACGTCTGCGGAAGCGGCGGCCGCCGGGGTCAGCAGCACGGCCGCGGCCGCCTCGGACCCGTCCGCACCGGCCTCGTCGCTGGCGACGTATTTCTCGGTCGCGGTGACCATGCCCAGAACGGTGCCGGGCTCGAGATCCGCGCCGGCGGCGATCGTCACCTCCTCGCGGCTGTAGTGGTCCTGTTCCTCGAACAGGAGGAAGTCACCGGGCGTCTTGCCCTCAGTCAGTGTCGGCATGTCCATCACTCCTATGTTGCTGGACGGTCAGGGGATGCCGGCCCGGAGGCCGGCGCTCAGTTTGCGTGACGGGCCCGCGCGAGATCGGCAGCGGTTGCGGTCTCGGGCCCGGCCGTGGCCGGCGCGTCGAGGTCGGTGTCCTCGGCCTGCATGACCGCACTCAGGCTCTGGCCGGCGCCCTGTTTCGGGGCGGCGGCAAGGTGCTTCGCTGCATCCTCGGCGCTCATGTCGCTCTCGAAAGCGAAGCTCTTGGCGAGATCGTCGCGACCCTTCGCTTCGGGGTGGTTCAGGATCGCCGAGATCCGGCTGCGCTCGTCAGATGCGCTCGGGCCTGCGGGGGTCGGGGCGGCGGGCGCCTCGGGCGCCGTGGCGGTCGGCGCCGGGGTCGGCTGCTCGGGCGTGCTCGCCTCGGGCGCCGGCTGCGCGGGTGCGCTGGCGGTCGGTGCCGCCGGCGCCGGGGTGGTCGCGGTCTTGTCGGTCATGGTCTCAGCTCCTTGCTTGCTGGCTGTGCTGGGCGCCGGTGCCGGCCGCCCATTGATCTGCGCGACGAAGCGCTCGAAAGCTGCGCGCGGGTTGTCGACCTCATCGGCGAGGCCGGCCTCGACCGCCTGGGCGCCAATGAAGGTCCGGGCCTCTGTGGCAAGCGCGGCCTCGAGGGTCAGACGATCGCCGCGCCCCTCGGCAACCGTCTCGGCGAACAGCTGGCGCAGATCCTCGCATTCGCGCTGCAGATCCTCGCGCACCGCCTCGGGCAGCGGCTCGTAAGGGTTGCCGTCGCCCTTGTGGGCGCCGGCCGAGATCACGGTCACCCGCACCCCGTTGGCCTCGAGCCGCTCGCTCTGATCGGCATGCATGCAGATGACGCCGATCGAGCCGGCGCCGCCCGAGCGCGGGATGATGATGCGATCGGCCTGCGAGGCGATCGCGTAGGCGGCCGAGAAGGCATGCGCCGAGATGAAGGCCCAGACCGGTTTCTGCGCGCTCAGCGCGCGGATCTCGTCGGCCAGCTCGAAACAGCCCGCGACCTCGCCGCCGAAGCTGTCGATCTCGAGCGCGACTCCGCGCACCATCGGGCTCTCGGCCGCGGCGGTGAGCTGCGCCGAAATCCCCTCATAGGTCTGGTTGCCGGAGAAGGATTCGCCGATGTAGCTGCCGCGATGTATCAGCGAGCCGGTGATCGGGATGACCGCGACGCCGTCGATGCTGCGGAACGGCGAGCGCCGGCCGGCGCGGATCTCGTCCTCGAGGCGCTCGTCGAGCACCGAAGCGACCGGGCGCGAGCGCGCCTCTTTGGTGGCCTCTGCGCCCTCGATCGTGACAGGCCCACCGAACAGGCGGGGGCCCAGGCCGGCGACGAAGGCCGCGGCCTTCGCCGGCGCAGCCATCAGCGGCGTGTGAAACACACGCTGCGCAATCTGCGGATAATCCATGATGTCAGTCCTCGGGGGTCATCTGCGGCCCGCCATTGTGGCCGAGCAGCTTGGCGAAACTTTCCTGCATCGGGTGCAGCGTGCCCTCGGGCATGGCGGCGATCTCGCCTTTGATCTGTTCCATGTTGTCGGCGTAGTCGGTGCCGGTCAGCTCAGCCGCCTCCTCCTCGAGGGTCGACAGACCCAGGGCGACACGCATCGCCGCCGCCTTGGCTTCCTTGACCGGATCGACAAAGCCCTTGCCGGGCCCGATCCACTTCGCCCGCGCATAGGCCGGCCAGAAGGCGTGGAAATCCGGTGCGCCGGAGGGCAGCGCGATATGACCGTCGAGGATCTTCTCCTCGAGCCAGGCCATGAAGAACGGTTGACAGAAGCCCTGGGCAAAGGCGGTGCGGCGGGCGCTCCATCCGCGCCAGATCTCGATCATCGCGGCGCGCGCGCTCGAGTAGTTGGTCTTTGACCAGTCCGAGGCGAGCTGCTCGTAGCTGATCCCCAGGCCCGAGGCGATGTTGCGCAGGACCGCGCTCTCGAAATCCGCATACTGCGCCGCCGGCCGAGCCGTCTGCACCATGCCGATCTCGTCATTCGGATAGAGCGCCTGCACCCGTGCGCCGCCGACCTTCACGCCGCCGGAATTGCCATAGAAGCCCTGCCGCGCCTCCTGGTACTTGAGAAATCCCTCGCCGCCGCCCTCGGCGAACAGCTCGTCGATGACATCAGGCCCCATGGGCGACTTGATGAAGGCGGCCAGCACCGCATTGATCACCGCCGCCTGCAGCTCGACCCGGCTGTAATGATCCTCCATCCGCAGCCGCTCGACGATCGGCGCCAGGCGCGAGATCCCGCGGGTCTGCCCGTCGCGAGTCTTGTCGAAGAAGTGGATCACCTGCGGCCGGCCGTGCGGCGTCTCGCGGGCGATGCGCTTCCAGGCCCAGCGATCGGCGATGTCGACCCAAGTGGTTTCGGCATGCGCCTGGCGGAAATGATAGGCCTTCGCGATGCCGTCGCGGCTGATCTCGATCCCGCCGCGCAGCTGGGCCCGATCGGGCATGTCCTGCGGGTTGCAAAGCAGATCCGGGTCGACCAGGCGCATGGTCGTCTTGGTCGGCCGGGCCCGGCGCCAGTTGACCAGGGCGATCGCTTCACCCTCGACCAGATAGGTCCGATAGGCGGTCCCGAACATCTGGGGCACGGTCTGCGCCCTGGTCGTGTCGGCGAGAAAGCGGGGATCCTGGGCGTAGCTGCGCCAGTGCCCCTCGACCTCCTCCTTGAACTCGCGGGCCCATTCGGCGCTTAGACCGAGGGCGCGCCAGTCGGGCTTGAGCAGCGGCCGGAAGTTCGCGCCGATGACGCTGTCGACCTCTTTCGAGACCGCGCCGGCCGCCCAGCCGTTATTGCGCACCAGGTCGCGAGCCCGGGCGGTCGCCCGATCGCGGTTCGGCAGGATCTCCGCGTCGACCGCACGATTTGACGGCAGGAAGCCCGACATGGTGTCGATCGTCGGGTCGGCGGCGGTGTAGGGCGTGGTCCCGGAAAAGCCGGCATCGCGGGCAGCGGCGCCCGACTTGCGCGGCACCAGAGGAACGCGGGTCAGATCACGCCCCATCAGAACACCACCCGGCGAGACATGCGGCCTGCGGGGGCTTGGCCGAGCTTGCGTTTAAGCTCCTGGACATAGCGCCGCAGCTTGCCCTCGTCGGCCGGCTTGAACTCCGTCCGGTGGCCGTCATAGCTGACCACGGTCACGGTCTGGCCGAGCAGCAGCTTGTGCAGCGCGTTCTCCGCCTCGGTCAGACGGGCCTCGAGGGTCGCGGTCTCAATCGGCATCGGGCCTCAACACGTTCAAGAGACGCTTTGCAGCGTCGGTTTCGGGTTTCTGCGCCGCGCCCGCCCGGGATCCCGTGGCGGCCGCGAGCGGCAGCTCGGCGTCGAACAGATCGCCTTGCTGATCCGGCGGGGCGATCGACCGCTCGGCGGTCAGGGCGTCCCACTGGTCATCGGTCATCGAGTGCCAGCCGCGGCGCATCGCGGCGCCCTCGGCGTAATTCATCGTGTCGAGCGCCTCGTTGCGCCGGGTCGGCTCGACCAGGTTCCAGCTCGAGGTCATGACCCCTTGCGCGTTGCGCTTCACCACGCGGGTCTCCGAGGCGAGCATCCGGTAATACTCATCGCCCAGGGCGCGGGCGAAGCGGGTGTGCCCGCGATCGCTCGGATCTTCCTTGCCGAGATGCGCGTAAAGCCCCGCCTTGAGCGACGACACATTGAGGTTGAAGGCGCGTTTCTGCGCCCGCTTGGCCTTGCCATCCTTGCGCCGCTCGAACCGCTGCAGCGACATCAGCGGGCCGTTCTGCGTCGAGGCGCCTTTCACGATGATGACGCGCGACCAGGGATGCGAGCGGGCCCAGCTCCACACGTCATCGGTATAAGCGCCGCCGTCGATCGCGAGCATGTCGATCGAGACCTGCAGGCCCAGCTCGGTTTTCCAGCTCTGGCGCAACAGCGCGTTGAGCGCCGCGCGCCCCTCGTCGTCGCCGATATGGTGCGGGATCACCTTGTAATCGATGACCCAGCGCCGGCGGTTGCGCCCGAAGGCGACCAGCTGCACCTCGAGGCGATCGTCCTGGCAGTCGACGCCGGCCCCGAAGATAAACCCGGTGGCCGGCAGCACGCCGCGCTCGAGGATCTCGCCGGGCTCGGCGTTCTCCGTCCGATCGCGAAGCGCCTCCCAATCCGGCGCGTCGGTCGCCTGCTCATAGGGCAGGCCCAACACGTCATTCCAGAACACCTGCTCGACAGCTGCGCTGACCGCGGTCGGCGCCGCGGGTTTCTTGCCGCCCTGGGCCTCGAGCCGGGTCCAGCCCATGACCTGGGCGTATTCGACCGCGATCGAGGCCCAATCCCGTTGCGGCGCATAGGCGCGCCAGAGGTGGAAGCCCGGGTGACTGCCGCCCGGGTTCTGTTTCACCCACCGCCCGAGGCGAACGATCTTTTCCTTGTCGCCGTGGCGGATCGGCTCGCCGCAGCTCTCGCAGCGGAAATGCGCCGCCGCCAGGTTCTCCGGGTCGATCTGCGCCCGGAAGTTCTCCCAGGTCAGCGGCTGCTCATGCCCGCAGCTCGGGCAGGGAACGTGATAGAGCCGCTGGTCGCTGCGATCATAGGCGGCGGTGATCCGGCAGGTGCCCTTGATCATCGCGGTGCTGACCCGCGCGATCTTCGCATCTTCAAACCCCGAGGCCCGGCTTTCCGCGAGCTTTTCGGGGTCGCCCTTTTCCGAGGGCTCGAATTTCGACAGGTCATCCATGATGACCAGGCGACGGCTGGTGCCGGTGAGATCCGCGGGCGAGCCGGCCGAGGCGACTTTCAGCGAGCCGTTGCGGTCGAGGGTCTCCTGATTGAACGTGTTGTCGCGGTTCTCACCCTTGCCCGCGCCGAACACCCGCAGCAGGCCGGGCGCCTGGCGGCGCATGGGCATCCACTTGTTGTTGACCCACTCGGTCGCCGCGCTCGAGGTCGGATGCACGATCAGCGAGTCGAGCGGGGTGTACTCGTGCCATTCCGCCAGGGTCGGCTGAATGATCGAGACCGTCTTGCCCCACTGCGCCGAGCCTCGGATCGTCACCTCGCGCGCCGCGTGCTCCGGTGACAGCACCTCGTGGATCTCGCGCAGGAAGGCGAAACGGTTGATGTCGAACGGGCCCGGCATTGGCGAGCGGGCGTCGAAGACGATATTTTCCTCGCACCACCGGGTGATGTCGGGCGGCGGCGGCGGGTCGATGGCCTGGGCGATCGCCCTGGCGATCACCTCCTCGGCCGAGATCAGGAATCCCACGGGCTCAGAAATCCTCGGCCTGTTCGTCGTCGGTCAGCTCGGCCGCCTCGGCCTCCTCGGCCTTCACCGCGGCGCGGCCGGTGCGATACTCGCGCCAGACCTCGGTCAGGATCACCCGGGCCTCGCGGAAGTCGACGCCCAGCTCGTCGGCGATGCGCCTGGCACCGGTGCGGATCACCGAGCTTTCGATCTGGGCGATCTCCTGCGCCATCTGCCGCATTGTCTCATTCGCGACCACGCTTGCCAGCACCAGCGTGCCCTCGGCCTCGCTGTTGCGGCGTCGGGCGGTTCGGGCGTCCTCCTCGGCCTTGAGGGTCTTCGCCAACTCGTAGCGGCTCGGATCCCGGCTCGGCAGCTCGGTCGCCCCGAGCCCGGTCGGCGGTGGCGCCGGGGCGGGGTCCTGGGGCGGGCTTGGCGCGGGATCCGCTGCCGGGATCCGCGCCAGGGCCTCCGAGGTCTTGGCCCCGTTGCCGAGCATCTGGCCGGGATCGAGGCGACGCCCGAGCGCCGCGGCGACCTTGGCGAGATCGAAACGACGATGTCGCCCGTCGCCGCTGTAGCAACCCTTGAGCTGCCCGCCGCTCACCAGCTGGGAGATCCGGCCCTTGGAGAGATCCAGGACGCCGGCCAATTCCGTCGCGGTCAGCTGCCGTGTCATGCGTTCCTTTCCGAGGCGCCCGCGCAGCCCCGGCCGATCGCCGCGCTGCACCCGCTCGCTAAATCTGACCCCCGCTAAATCGCTAAACCCCCCGCAAGGTTTAGGCTTTGGTTTCGGTTTAGTGAGTTAAAACATATGCGCTAAGCCGCCCCGTATACGGCCGGCGGGGCAGGAGGGACCCGCCGATTTCGCCGGCCGCCAGTGACAGGGAGGAAAACTCGGCCGGGGCCGTCGCGCACCCCTTCGCCGATGTCTGATTCGGTATTCGACGCTGACCTTAGCGGTCAAGCCCCGCGATCACGCGACGCCGATCGCAGCCCGGGTCACGTCGAGCAGCTCGAGCAGCTCGAGGGCCAGCGCCTTGCGCAATCTCGAGTGCGGCGACCAGCCATGCGAGACCAGGATCTCGCGCATGTCGCGGCCATCGACACAGACCGCGCAGAGCAACTCGAACGCCTTTATATCCTGGGCCTTCCCGCGCCGCCGACGCACCGGCAGCACCACGCGCTCGACCCGCCGATCGACCACTCCGGTGACCGGGTGAGGCGCCCAGCCGTTGACCGCGTCGCGCACCCTGTTGAACCGCGCCGCATGCTTGATTTTTGTCGTCACCCCGCCATCGGAGACCCCGCCCTTATGGTCACCGCCCTGCAGATCCACGCCCTTGACCGAATCAATCCGCTCGATCGTCGCGGCGAACATGGTCGCGGCCCGAAGCCGTGGATCCTGCGGGGCGAGCGCGGCTAGGACCGGAGGCAGCGCAGCCCGGGCGGTCTTGTATCCGACCGGCGTCTCGGCCGGCACCCCCAAGCGCGCCGGGTCCCAGACCACGCCCAGCGATCGGCGCGCCTGACCAAGCCCGGCAGGCGAGCGCGCCCCGGATGACTTGCCCGCGCCTTGCCGCCGCTCAGCCGCCGCCCCCAGGATCTTGCGGGTCAGCCCCTCGACCACCATCCGGGCCTTGCCCTGGTCAGGGCAGCGCGTTGCCTGTCTCTCCTGCATCTCTCTATTCCTCCATATACGGTGGCCATCTTTCTATCTTACCCAATATCTAGAAAATCTACGGGATCGACCGCTCTTAGATGGGATTGAAACGGGACCGAAACGGGATCGACACATATCTCGCAAGGAATTGAAATCGTGGAATAAACGCCAGATTGCGGGATCGACGGGATCGAAATCGCCGCGCGCTACATGAGGGCGATCTCCTCACCCCCGCACCCCTCATGTGTAATATAGGAAGCCCTCAAACTCGGTCCCGTCGATCCCGTCCGTCCCGCGAGAGATGGCAAGCGGTTGGTTTGCCGCGACTTTTTTGCCGCCGCCTTGCCTTTCGTCAGTCCCGCGCAGCGGGATCGACGGGACCGACCCGCGATTTATGGGAGGGTATGGGAGGGGAGAGGGGGAGGGTGCGAGGCGGCCAGACAGCGCAGACCTCGAGCGCCGCGCCTGTTGGAAAGGCGGCACAATGCGGCGCCGCCCGTGCCGGGCGGCCCTTTGTCATGCGCCGCTGTCGCGGCTTTACCTGTCGAAAAGGGAGGGTTGCGCGGCCGGCGCCTGGGCGGTTGTGCGGGCCTCGCGCGGGCTCAGGCCGAGTCCTCGATCGCGACGCGCCTCGGCCGCCTGGCGGCAGGAGAGGCACGCCCACAACGGCCGCTCGCCCGGCCGTTGCGCAGCGCGGCCGCCTGGGCGCTGATAGCCGTATGGGGCGCGCTCGGCGCCGCAGAGATCGCAGCAGCGCGGGGGAGGAGGAGGCGGCGGCGCGGGCATGATCAGCCCTTGCGCGCCGCGGCCTGGCGGATCTGGTCGCCGTATTTCGCGATCAGGTTCCGGGTAGTCTCCTTGATCCTGATCCCGGAATAGCCGGTATCGGATCTCTTGACCGGCCGGAATTGCTCCCCGTTCGGCCCCTTCACCACGCCGGCGCGGTCCTTCAGAGCCCGCGCGATCGTGCGGCTACCCCATGCCGCGTCGCCCAGGTCGAGCAGCCATCCGTTGAAAGCGTCGCGCAGCTCGCTCGATTTCTCGAAATGATCGGGCAGGCCGGTGATCTCGCACTCAGATTGCAGGAACATGCGCAGCTTGTCCGACTCCTGGCGATACTCGTCGGTCGCCTGGCGCACGGCGTCGGGGATCGAGAGACCGCCCTCGGCCCAGGCTAGATAGCCCTGCACCGCCCAGGCGAGAATGCCGGGCGCCTCGGCCCAGAGCTTGTCGGGCAGGGTCGGGTCGACCTCCTCCTCTGGGATCTGCTCGAGCCAGGGCACCAGGAGGACGCGCCGCCAGATCCCATCGTCGCTGCCCCTGATCTCGGGCTTGTGGTTCCCGCTGATCATCAGCTTGAACTCGGGGGTGACCTCGACAAACTCCTGCATCATGCGCCGGATCATGATCGCCTCGCCGCCGGTCAGCGCCTTGATCATTGCCTCTTTCATGCGCGTGCCCTGTTCGGGCTCGGAGGCCCGCACGAAGCGCGCGCCAGGCAGACGCACGAGGTCAGGCGTTGCATCCGACCCTTTGCGTTGCTCTGCGCCTGTCAGGGTCTCGATCGGCACCGTGGTGCCGTAGTCGGCGAAGATCTTCGCCAGCGTGTCGACGAATGTCGATTTGCCGTTGCGACCGCCGCCATAGTTGAACACGAGCTTTTGCTCGGTCGTCTTGCCGGTCAGGCAATAGCCGACATAACGCTGCAAAAAGACCTGCATGTCGCGGCTTGGCTGCACCCGGTCGAGGAAGGCCTGCCAATGCGGGCACTTCGCGTCTGGGTCATACTCGACCGGAATCAGCTTCGAGATCCGGTCCTCGCGCCGATGCTTCTCCAGGGTGACCTTCCAGCTTGGCCCCACGTCTCCCCACTCCGCATCGTGCGGGTCGAGATCCAGGCGGAATTTCAAAGTGCCGTTCTTGACGTTGACCGCCAGAGGATCTGCGTTGAGATCCCCGATCAGGCAGGCGACCTCGGGCTTGGCCTCGAGCAGCATGTTGGTGATCTTCGACGAGTTGCCCGAAGCGCGCGCATGTGCCTTGTGAGCCTTCTTTCGGGCAGCCTGGCGGTCCAGGATCTCGCTCGCCTGGTTCGAATATTGCAGCAGCGCGCGCCTGCGATCGCGGTCCTCCTGGCTGAGATCCGCCGGCTTCCTGCGCTCCAGCTCACGCAGCTGCCCGGCGGTATCTCGCGCCAGCTGCACCCGCTCCTCCTCCCAAGGCTCGAGGGTGAGATACTCGATCTCGGCAAGGATCCGCGCCGAGATCTTCTGGGCATCCCGGCGCACCGTCAGCTCGTCCTCGTCGGCGAGCCAGCGATTGCCCTGCCAGCGATACCAACCGAGCCGCGGGACAAAGAGAACATCCTCGCCGTAATAGTGCAGCAGGCGCTGCCCGTTGCCGTGGTCATGAAGCGGAAAATGCGCCGCCTCGGCCTCGAGCGGCCGATCGAGATAGATCGGCCCGCCGCCATCGCCGCCGCGATCGGCGCCCTGATCCCGATCCCAATCGGGCCCCGGTGATCCGGGATCCTCTGGGCCTTGTTCGGCCGGCGTCACTTGTTCCGAACGCTCGAAAGCGCCGCGAATATCGTCTGCCCCATCCATCTTTTTTCGTTCCTTCTACCCCATGCGCGGCGCCGGCCCCTCCGGCGCCGCCCGCCTCAACTCAGGCCCTGCGCCAGGCCGATCGCGACCAGGCCCGCCACAAGCGCGGCGCCGACAAGCCAGACCGGGCCGGGCCACGGGCTGGCGCCCTGCAGATCGGCTGCGCGCGAGACCGGATCCGGCCGCGCGAAATCCGGCGGCAACAGCGGGCGGTTGTCATTGCTCGGTGTCATCGTCGTGATCCCCCTTGAGAACATCGTTGAAATCCTTCCCCTCGGGCGCGGCGACGATCTCGGCGCGCAGCTGGGGGTTGTGAGCCATGGCGCGGCGCAGACCGGCCTCGAGCTTCGCCCGCGTTGCCTTGGGGTCGCTGTCGCCGTCTTGCAGGAAGATCAGCCGGCCGAGATCCGGCGGCGGCAGGAAGGCCTCGAGATCCTCGAGATCCGGCTCGCCGGAATAGCGCTTGCCGGGCCGCTTGATCTGGCGGCCGGCCATGTTGCCGAGATCGACGCCGGCCCAATAGGAGGCGCCCTCGATCGGCGCGACGACCATCGCCGAGGCGGTGGTCTCGATCCCTTCGCCGACGACCAGGCAGCCACCGGCAGGCGGTTGAGGCCCAAGGCGGATCGCGCCGCCCTTCTTCGACCCCCGCACCAGCTTGGCCGGCAGAGCCGCGCCATCGCCGTCCAGGATCTCGGCTTTCGACCCGGGCCGGGCCGGGTCGATCCACGTCTGATGCACGGCGCAAATGCTGCGATTTGGCGCCTGCACCGCCGCGATCATCGCTGGCCCGCGGTGATATTCCTGATACTGCCCGCCGAGCTTGCGCACATAGCGGTGCGCCGGCAGGCAACGCAGGGTCGGCGGCCAGCTCGCGAAGCGGATCCCGCGGCCGTCGAGATAGGCCCGCACCGGCTCGAGGTCGCAGCCCTCGGCCGAAGCCCAGATCGCGCGCGCATCCTCGATCGCCTTGGCGCGCGCCTTGGCCGCATACTCGGCCTGTCGCTGCTCGTCGGCTTCGCGCTTCTTGCGCCGGCGCTCCTTTTCGGCGGGGTCGATCTCGACATCTGCGGCGCCGACCAGGAAGTCGAGCGCCTGCGGGAAATCGCAGCCAAGCGCCACCGTCACCAGCTTGATGCCATCGCCCCCGCCGCAACTGCGGCAGTTGTAGACCTGCTTTTGCGTGTTGATCGAAAACCGATCGGTGCCGCCGCAGGCCGGGCAGGGCCCGCATTTCTCGACGGCCGAGATCCGCCTCAGGGTCAGGCCGAGCCGGGTCGCGACCTCGTCGATCGGGATCGCCTGGGCCTCATGCAGACGGTCGTCGCTACGCATCGGCCGCCCCCGTGAAGGAAAACCCCTCCGGGGCTGTGAGCCGATAGCCCATGCCCGGCCAGGCGTGGATCCGTGCCGGAAGCGACAGCCGGGCCAGCTCGGCGCGGATGGATCCGAGCCGGGCGTAGACCGTGCGCGGGTCCGACCACTCCTCGAGCGGGCGATCGCCCATTGCGGCGGCGTGCAGAGCCTGCAGCGAAACCAGCTGCCCGCGGCGTCGATCGAGGGCGTGCAGGATCCGCGCCTCTTGTCCTGTGACACGTAGGCCGAGCGAAACGAGCCCGTCATAGAACACAGGCTTTGGGTCGAGATAGAAGGCGAGCAGGCCCAGGGCATAGCTCAGGCGCTCGCCCTCAGGCTGGGCCATCACCTCGGCCTCGAGCCGCGCGGCGCTCATTGCGCAACCTTTCGAGACCAGCGATCGCAGCTGGCGGCCGAGGTGTTGGCACGGCGCAATAGCCCGTCGATCGCGCATTTCGCGGGCTCGGCAGACCGCAGCTTTCCCGCGAAATGCGCGCAGGTTCCGCAGGCTCGGCGCAGATGCCAGGGACAATGCGGGTACTCTGGATTGACGGACGAGTCGCGACGCTGAACCACGCTGATGCTCATTTGTCCGCCCTCCGCCGGGCGCCGGCGGCCAAGGGGGCCAGCGGGTTGCGGGGCAGGGCGCCGGGCGCCTCGCGCAGCAGACGGACATAGGCGGCGACGATCTCGGGGATCAGCGTCTCGGCCGGCACCCCCTCGGAGATCGCGATCGACTGCACGTCGCGCCGGATCCCCGGCTCAAGCGCAGCGAGGGGATCGGAGTGATCAGGCATCGGCACCCCCGATCGGCTCGGCTGGCAACAGCTGCCGCGGGAGCGGGTCGAGGACGACGCCCTCGACCGCGGCGCGCGCGACCAGGTCGCGCGCCAGAAGTGAGGCGGTGCCGAGGTTGAGATCTCGGCCCGGCTTGCTCAGGAAATGCGACAGGGTGTTCTTTCCAAGCCCGAGGGCAGGTCCGTATCCGGTCGGTCGCAGCTTGAGCGCGAGCAGCGCATCCGCGAGCCATGCCCGAAATTCAGCCGGTTCTGGGAGGGTGTCGGGGTGCGTTTTCCGCGTCATGCCGCCTTGCCTGCCTCTTTTCATCGGTTTGCCACTCGTGCGGTGACTCTCTGGCAAGGCTTCGCACACAATAACGTGCAAGGCAAAAGAAAAAACGCCGTGATGCAAGCGGGTGCCGTTGCATTTTTTAACAACAGTTCACATTTTAATGTGCAGGGGGCATTTTAAGGCAATGATTTTCGGAGACTCACAGGATGCTTGATGCGCCCATGACAACAACGTCACCCCTAGACCAGCGGCTCGACATTGCCCGAAATAATATACGAATGGCAGCCGCCCTCAGAAACATGAACTTTGCAGAGATCGCGCGCGCGGCCGGATTAAGCCGCAACGCAGTTTCTCAATTTGTCGCAGGACGCACATCGCTGTCCTATCAGAACATGCTGCGCGTTTGCGACGTGCTGGGTGTGCCGATCGGCCTCATGCACCAGGCCGATAGCATCACCGAGGCAAGGATCCGCCTTCACAAAGCCTTGACGAGCCTGCCCGAGCACTTGGCCTCTGAGGCCTTTGCCGCCGTGGCAGAGGCGCGCCCGAGACGACGCGAGAGCGATCCCGACGACTGAGGCGCTTTCGCCTCGCGCGCCGCGATCGCTTCGATCCTGGCCGCGAGGCGGTCGAGATCCGCCTCCGGCCAATCGCGCGTTTCAAGATGGATTTTTTCGATGTCGGTTCGATGCATAGCAGATCCCCCAGAAGTGCAGAGCAGCGTGGCGCGGAATCGCGCCGGTTGCAGATCAATAATCGTTAACCTTTTCTCTTTGTTCCGTGCAAGTGTTCGCTGTAGTTGACGCAGCACATTTTAGTGTGCAATGCCTTTCGTGTGAAAAGCGAAAGGGAATCGCATGCCCAAATTTTCAGACGATCCGACCGTCGAGCGCATCGCGTGCCAGATTGACCTGCTCTGCCGCACTGTCAGTGTTGTCAGCGGCGCCGTGTTTGTCGTCTCCCTCGTGGTCAAGGTGCTGCTATGAGACGGCCTCCGATCGAGATCCTCGACCACGCACGCGGGTTCAGCGACCGCATGGCGCGGCACGACATCTGCGAACGCGCCGGCAACGCCGAGGCCGGCACGATCCTGGCGCTGATCCGGGACCGGGGCGGCCGCATCACGCCGTCGATCGACCAGGCCGCCCGGATCCAGATCGCCCGGATCGCGTTTGCCGGCATCGAAGGCGAGGGGCCGGGCCTTCTCGGCGCAGCAAGGGACTGGCGGCGCAAGGCCGCGGCCAGCCTGCGGCCATGAGCGCCCCGGCCGAGCCCGATCGGCTGCTCTCGACGCAGGAGGCGGTCGACTATCTCGCCGAGCGCGGGGTGCAGATTTCGCGCCGTCTGCTCGACCAGCTGCGCGCCGAGGAGGCGCTGCCCTGGATCCAGGCGCGCGGGCGCGTGCGGATCCTGTATCGCCCGGCCGATCTCATGGCCGCTGTCACCGAGGAGGGAAGCCGATGCCGCTCAAGAAATTCCGCCGGGGTTCGGGCGTCTACTACATCCGCGGCACCGTCGCGGGATGCAGCATTTACGAAAGCACTGGAACACGCGACGCGGCGCGGGCAGACGCCATCCGCATCCGCCGCGAGGCGGAACTCCTCGACCGTCACGCCTATGGCAAAGCGGCGACGCTGACCTTCGCCGAGGCCGCGCTTGCCTACATGAAGGCCGGCGGCGAGACCCGGTTCCTGGCGAAGATCCTCGAGCACTTTGGACCCGATACGCTTCTTAGCGACATCGACAACGCCGCAATCGTCGAGGCCGAGGCGGCGCTCTACCCGGAGGCCGCCGCCTCGACGGTCAATCGCCAGCTCATCGTGCCGATCTCGGCGGTGGTCACCATGGCCGCCGACGAAGGCCTGACCGAGCCGCGCCGATTCAAGCGCCGCAAGGGCGACCGGGTCCGCACGCGCTGGCTCACCCCGGAGGAGGCTGAGCAGCTGATCGAGGCGGCCGCCGAGGGCGCGCCGCATATCTTGCCGGCGATCGGGCTGATGCTCGGGGCCGGGCTTCGCTCGAGCGAGGCCCTCGGCGTCGACATGGCGCATTTCTATCCCGCCACCGGCGAGGCCTGGATCCCCAAGACGAAGAACGGCGAGCCGCGCATGGTGCGCCTGCCATCGCGCGCCCTTGACCTGATCCGCTCGCGCCCCTTGCCCGATGCCGGCGCGATCTGTCGCTCCCCCAAGGGCCGCGCCTATGTGCAGCGCGAAAATGGTGGCGGCCAGATCTCCACCGCCTTCGCCAATGCCGTGACCCGCGCCGGGCTCGATCGAAACGAGGTCACCCCGCATGTGCTGCGCCATACCTGGGCGACCTGGTACTACGCCCAGACCCATGATTTCGGCGGTCTGCTCGATATTGGCGGGTGGAAAAAATCGGACATGGCGCAACGCTATCGCAAGATCGCCCCGGCCGATCTCCCCGATCGCCTGCAGGCGCATGGCTGGGGCTTTGGCGCGACGATCCGTGAGGAGCAGCCCAAGGCCGCACCGATCCGACAGGCGAGCGGGGGCCGTCCGACGCTGCGCGTCGTCAAGTGACGGCACCGCCCGCGTCAAACTTTCCCGCCTCGTCGCCCCAGGTTGACCAGCCCGGCCGCGAGCTGCGCGAGAAAACCTCGATCCGCCGCGCCTGGGGCATCAGGGCCTCGGCCGCCGAATAGGCCTCCTCCGGCTTCCTTGAGTGCTCTCGCAGCTCCGCCTCGATCGTGATCGCGGTTTTCCCCACCTCCTCGACCGTCTGAGCCGCGCCGGCATAGCTGGCGACCGTTGACCGCGTCGACCGCGTGACCTTTGGCGCCCCTCGAGTGCCGAGCAGGAACGGCTCGTTCGAGCTGCGCAGCAGATAGCCGGTGCCGAAAGCGTCGCGCCCGTGTTTGGTGCGTTTGACCCAGGTCCCGGCGGTCTTGAAGGTGAAGCCCCAGGCGCCCAGCACCTCGAGCGCCTGGGGAAGCATGGGGTTGATCGCCCAGAGCCAGAGCAGGCAATCGCGCGCGGCGATCTCGCCCACCGGCATGCGCGCGATCGCGTCGAGATCCATGCAGGAGTAATGCGCCTGGGGCGCCTTTGCCTCGCCGGCGCTCGAGCGGGTGATGAAACGCCAGGGCGGGTCTACCATGATCAAACCGAACCCGCCGGCAGGACGCATCGCCCGCAGATCCGAGAAATCCTGCGCGATCGGGAGAGGGCTCGGGGCGGCCATACCGTCGAACAGGTCAGCCATCGGCGGAGATCTCGGCCTCGACCGCTTCGAGCGCCTCGAGGGTTGGCGCATAGTGATGCGCATACCGGCCGCGCATCCGGCCCGACATCTCGCGATAGAAATCAATCCAGGCGCCCAGGTCGCCGATCGGGAAGCGGCTGCGATAGGCCTCGCCCTCGAGGAGGATCTCGCCCCCGTCGCGCCGCGCGATCACAGCTTGCCTCCGAGGCTCTCGCGCAGCCAGGCGTTGACCTCGTGCGCCGGGATCTCGCAAAGGCTCTCGACCGGCGCCCGGCGCCCCTGGCGAGCAGGGCGCACGGGCTTTGCGTCAGCCTTGTCCTGCCAGTAGCGCTCACGGGCGGCGAGGATCTCGGCGCGCAGCTGGGCCTTGGTGGCCGGCGCGGCAGCCGGGTCGGAATACTTCGCCGGGATCCGCGCGAGCATGGCCTCGAGATCGGGCTTTTTCACCGTGTCGACGAGCGGCGGCAAGAGCCAGTGAGCCTCCGCCCGGGCCGCGATCGCGGCAGGGCTCGGGGTCGGTCGTTTCGGGGATCTGTTCATGTCTCGGCCTCCTGAGGATCTGCGCGAGACAGACAGTAGGCGAGCCGAACGCGAGCCGTAAACGGCAAAGCACAGAAAAACGTGCATTAGGTGTTTACAGTGGGGGCGACTGCCCCTATATCTATTTGCACAGGGGCACGGCGCCCCGCTCAACATCAGGAGAGACCACGATGACCTTTTCGACCTGGATCGACACGTTTGCCGCAGAAAAAGGCCTCGACCTCGAGCGCCTGATCGAAGTCGAGGGCCCCTCTGGCACCAACTTCATGCCGGCCGAGATCGTGATCGAGGCGATGAAATCCGCACCCGCGAGCGAACAGCGCCAGCTCCGCGCGACGATCGTGCGGCTCGATTTCGCCGCCGCACCGATCGAGCCTTTCCTCGATCACCTCGCCCAAGCCCTCGCAATCTGACCAATCGGCCCGGCGCAAGCCGGGCCCCAAACACAGGACCCGAACACCATGGCAAAGATCTTGATCGGATGCGAAACCTCCGGCGTTGTCCGCAACGCCTTCCTCGCTGCAGGGCACGACACCTGGTCCTGCGACATCCTGCCGAGCGATGACGGGTCGAACCGGCATATTCAGGATGACGTGCGCAGCGTCATGAAGATGGACAATTGGGACCTCATGGCGGTGATGCACCCGCCCTGCACCCGCCTTTGCAATTCCGGCGTGCGCTGGCTCGACAAGCCGGCCAAGAACCCGATTGCGGATCTCACCCCGCAGGAGGCGGCAGACTGGCCCCATATGTCCGAAAAGGAAAAGCTCGCCCTCACATGGCGCAAGCTCGAGGACGGCGCGGCACTGTTCGATGCGTGCTGGAATGCCGACATCCCGAATATCGCGATCGAAAACCCGGTGATGCATCGGCACGCGAAGGCGCTGATCTCGAACTTCGAGGACGAGGCCAAGCGCCGCTCGAGCTATCAGCCCTGGCAATTCGGCACCGAGGAGGCCGGGCCCGACAACGTGCGCAAGCGGATCTGTTTCTGGAAGCGCGGCCTGCCGGCGCTGACCCGCACCGGCACACTCGACGGCAGCACCGCGCGCGCCGAGATCCACCTCGCATCGCCGGGAAAAGACCGGTGGAAAATTCGATCGAAGTTTTTCCCCGGCATCGCGGAGGCCATGGCGCAGCAATGGGGCGACCACGCGGCCGCGGCCTATGCGCACCGCGCGGCTTGACCAAGATGCACAAAAAAATGTGCTGCGCCCCTTTACAGTGGGGGCGATAGCCCCTATATCTATTTGTGCAGGGGCACGGCGCCCCGCTCAACATCAGGAGACAGCACGATGACCACCGCATTCGAAGCCGGCAAGACCTACTGGACCCGCAGCATCTGCGACCATGACACGATCTTTCAGATCACCGTCGAGCGCCGCACCGCCAAGACCATCGTCACCACCGAGGGCAAGCGCCTGCGGATCAGCCTCTACCAGGGCGTAGAGCAGGTCGCCCCGCACGGCCGTTACAGCATGTGCGCGATCATCGGCGCCGATCGCTTCCTCGAGGAGGAAGCCCCGCGCGACACCTGGGCCGAGGCAAACGCCGCCCAGGCGGCCCGCCAGGAGGTCCAGGACGCCACCGCGACGGCCCAGGCGCCCGAGGCCAGCAACGTGATCGACTTCGCCGCCTACCGCGCCCGCCGCGTCGCCTGACCAGCGCGCCCGGCCTAGGCCGGGCGTCACCCCTCAAACACAGGATCTCAGACCATGACCGCGACCACCTATCAACTCGACCTCACCCGCAGCGCCGGCGACGCAACCAACATTCAACAGGCGATTGCGATCGAACTCGCCATCGGCGGCAGCCTCGGATCTGATTTCGCAGCCTGGCCTGCAGGGCTCGCGAACGAATGGAACGCCGCTGCAGAGGCCGGGACCTTTGCCACGTCGCGCACCTTGGGCGACATGGCCCGCGCCTTCCTCGGCCACCGCCTGACCAGGATCCCCATCGATCACGCGGCGGCGCCGGCCGCCTGACCAGTGCGCCCGGCTCGAGGGCCGGGCATCACCCCCACACAGAAGGAATTGACCCATGTCCAAGACGATGACCCCCGCCGAGATCCGCGAGGCGCGCGAGCTGCTCGGGCTCACCCAGGCCGAGCTTGGGAGGCTGCTAGAAACGGACGGGCAGACCGTGCGCCGGATGGAAATGGACCCCGGCGCCAGCACGTTCCGCAAGCCCGCGCCGCGCATGGTGCGGCTGATCGAGGCCTACCTGCAGGGCTACCACCCGGCCGACTGGCCCGGGGATCCCGAGGACCCGCTCGACGTGATCGAGCGCAACTTCACCCAGGAGGCGGGCACCTTGCCGGGATATGTCGAAACCAGCGAGCGCGCGTTGCCGAGCGTCTGGCAGGATTTCGAGGATCTCTCGAACGGCCCGACCCGCGAGATCCACACGATCGGCCGCCACCCGGTGACCGGCGCGCCAGTGGCCGAGCGGATCATCTATCATGTCAAGTGAGCGGCCGTCGCCCGGCGGCGATCGCCAGACATGACAAAGCCGCGCCTGGCGATAGTCAGGCGCGGCTTTCTGGTTTCCGGGGATCCGCCGGGATTGTTGGACTTAGGAGAATTCGTTGGTCGCCCAGTCGTGCCAGTTGAAGTCGCACCCGCAAGACCACTTTGTGAACCAGCCGCCTTTGCCGTCTGGTAGGTCGCCCATATCGTGCGGCGTCTCATGGCAGTGTGGGCATTCGGGAAGCAAGACGGTGACCACCGTCCCAGGCGGGAAGGTCCGCGCCGCCAGCATCAATGTCCCTTCGGTGCCGACGGGGCCCTCACCGTCCATGTCTCCCTCGTCCGAACCGATCCAGCGCGGTTCGTGCTGGTCGCAGTTCGGGCCGGAGTAAACGTCGGGCGCGTGGCGCGCTCTCATCGTCTCGCGTAGTTGCATCTGGGCCTCCGGTTCAGTTGGACTTGAAAAGGTGGGGGTGGATCTGGCGCGCTGATCGTTCGACCCATGGGGCGCGGTGCGTTACGCATACATTCCAAAGTTGCCAACGTATGAAGTTGGCGCCTCGGAATTTGGCCCAATATGGCTGCCGGTTGTAACCGCCCATCTCAATCGAGATCAGCTTTGCCTTTGGCAGCTTCTTTCTCACGCTTCTGGGGATCATATGGCCTCCGGGGGGTCAGTTGGACTATTCCTCGCCCCAATATGAGACGTCGCTCTCGGCGCACGCCTCGGGGCCTTCTTCGCGGTAGAGTGGGTCTGCGTGATAGCTTGCCGCGACTCCCTTGCAGTAATCCTCGACGGACTGTCCGTCATCGAAGGTGTCGAAACCTGCCAGGCGTTTGGCCTCTGCCGTGAACCGGCGCGTAAACTCTTCAAGGCCCATGGTGCCTCCGGGGGTCAGTTGGACTTGTCTTGGGTTGGGTAATGTTCCGCCACGGCAGAAACTATGTCGGCCGCGGCGCAGCGGTGGCCGCGTGTGAACAGAGGCTTCGAGCCTTCGCCCTGTATGTAACAGCGCGGCGATGGATCGTAGGCGATCCGGCGTGGGTTCAGTTGCATGTATCTGCGCAGGTCGTGGCTGGCCTGCTGGATCGACATGCGAAACGCTCGCGCGATGTCGCTGCGCTGGATCTGACCTTCCTCATCGATCAGGTCATCAATCCACATGAGGCGGACTACAGTGGCGAAGGGGTCGGTCATGCTGCCCTCGGGGTCAGTTGGACGCTGCTTCGTCGGCGTCCCAGTATTCCATGTCTTCGTCTGCCAGTTCTTCGGGGTCGGAAAGGTCTTCATGGCCGAACGGCAGTTGTAGGCTGCGCAGATAATCCAGTGCGCAGTCGTGGGCGTCGTGCAGCGTCAGGTCGCGGCATCTCGCTATGTAGCGGTCGGCCATCCTGCGCACGAAGCGGTTCATTCGCAGGTCGCCATCCTTGGCAGCCGCTGCTGTCCAGACCAGCTCTTGCCGGTAGCCCGACCTTCCTTCGCCCGCTTCGTGGCACGGAACCATGACGTATCGCCGGGGGCGTTCGCCGACCTTTGCCCAGCAGTGCCCGCAGACCCACACACCAAGGATCATGTCGCCTTGCTTCTGATGATCGCACGGTTGTTTCGGTGCTGGCATGGTGCCTCCGGGGATTGTTGGATTCAGTTGATCTTGGCGTCAGGCCAGAAGTCGGCCACACAAGCCTTCGCGTGATCCCACATCGCGGCGCGCGCCCGTTCTGGGTCTCCACCTGACTTCACGGCCATCAGGACGAAGGCGCACATCAGGTCTGCGGCTGCGGTCGCGTTATCGCCGCCGTGGTTTCTTGCGTTCATCTGCGCCTGCATCGCGCAAGCCTCGATACGCCGCTTTATGATGGTGGGTTCGTCGGTCATAGTGCCTCCGGGGTTAGTTGGATTGCGGCTCGGGGACCAATTCCCCGAGTTCCGCTAGTTTCGTTTTGAGCGCCTCTATTCGCTTCGGGTAGGCCACCGTCCGTCCGTAGTTTGTGAGGCCCCATTGGCTCGGGATGCCGCTGTCGATTACAAAGCAATACGAGCCGTCACCGTGGACCCTAATCCAACGCCACTCTTTGCCGTCCGCGAATTTTGCGGTGCCCGCCAAAAGCTGACCGGCGGCGTTCCGCGTCTCAGGGATGATTTCGTTTACTCGCATCGGTGCCTCCGGGGTTTTTAGGACAGGGCCAGCAGCGGGCAGTGCGAGGGGTCGCACCATTCCATGCCGCTGGTGTTTTCTTCGTGCTCACAGATGCGGCCTTGGCCTTCATCATCGCGATCTGGGTTGCGGTGCTCGCACACCGATTGGCAGTGATCCCATGCCGCCTTGACGGCGTGTAGGGCTTCGACGGTTTCGGCGCTGACGGTCATCGACGGGCCTCCGGGGTCAGTTGGACTCGGTCGCAGCAGCGACCATCTGGTTGATCTGGTGGGTGCTCCACCCGCGCGCTGCGGCGAGGTTCCAGAGCGCGCTGATCCGCGCCGCCGCTGCGACCTTCTCGGCATCGGTCAGCGCGTAGCTGTAGGCGGTCGTGGCCAGTCCGCGATCTCGCCCGCCCGCCGAAACGCGCACGCTCCTATGCCCGTCCCATGCAGCCTTCATGTGCTCGAGCGGGCGGTTATCGCCGCCGCGCTTGGCGACCAGCGCCGCTTCCTCTTTCTCGCGAATGGTGCTCATTGGGGCCTCGGGGTCAGTTGGACTGTTCGGGGAGGCGGGTCTGCATCCCGTACTTCACCGAGGTCCGGTTGAATTTCCGGGCGACCGCTTCGCTGAGGTCGATGCCCATCTTGGCCGCCAGCAAGTCGAGGGCGATCACCGCGTCGGCCATCTCATCCGCAACATCCTCGGGTGCGCAGATGCTGCCCTTGATGCCGCGCTCATGCCGCAGGTATTTCTTCACCGCCTCGGCTACCTCGCCGAATTCTCCGGCGACCTCGATCGCTCGGAAGGCCACGTCGGCCTTGTCGTTTCCGGGCCATTCCGTCTGGCGGGTGTTGTTCGCCTGGCGCAGCGCGCCAAAGGTCAGAGTGCTCATGCGGTTTCCTCTTGGGCTCGGGGTCAGTTGGACTTGTCTTCGGTGGGGTAATGTTCCGCCACGGCCGAAACTATGTCGGCCGCCGCGCATCGGTGGCCGCGTGTAAACAGAGGCTTCGAGCCTTCGACCTGTATGTAACAGCGCGGCGATGGATCGTAGGCGATCCGGCGTGGGTTCAGTTGCATGTATCTGCGCAGGTCGTGGCTGGCCCGCTGGATCGACATGCGAAACGCCTGCGCGATGTCGCTGCGCTGGATCTGCCCTTCCTCATCGATCAGATCATCAATCCACATGAGGCGGACTACAGTGGCGAAGGGGTCGGTCATGCTGCCCTCGGGGGTTATTCGGACTCTGCTTTTGCCGGAACGTATTCGTGGTTCCGGCTGGCGGCGAATTGGAAGCCGGTGAAGGTCAGGCTGTGCTTCTCCTGCCAAGCGTCCATGGCTGCGCGAACCATCTTCTCAAGATCGGCGCGCACCTCTGGCTTCAAATCAAAGACCAGAATGTCGCCTTCGGGATCGCCGTGGCATTCTGCGGCGTCATCTTCGGCGCTCTCCACGAACAAGTGGGCATCGAAAAAGCGGCTAATCTCGATGTTGGCGGGCTTCATCGCCTCAACGATGTGCCCGCCTTCCTGCTCCTCAGTTGCGATGTAGACCGCTTCTTCGCGCGTTTCGCATTCGGTGTGGAATCGTTCGTCGTCGTGGCCGACCCACCATTTCCAGTTCTCTTGTTCGCTCATCTCTCCGGCCCTCCTTCGGCCTTCGTGAGATTGTAGGATCAGTAGCTTAGAAGGCCGAGATCACGGGCTTCGGCCCGCGCCTCGCCATGGATACGGCGGCCAGATTCATCCGGTGTTTCTGGCATCGGAGGGTGATCGGTGAAGTGGGTGTGATACCCCGGCCAGTGGCTGTCATTGGGTGTGCCGATCCATGCGGGTTCGCCCAGCCATTCGCCATCTGGGCCAAGCGCCCACCACGTCTTGTTTCCCATATCTTCGTGCCAGCTTTCGAGGGGTCGAGCGGTCATAGGGCCTCCGGGGTCAGTTGGACTGATCCGCGATCCACTCAAACATGTCGATCGTATCGCGGCATCTTGGTTCGGTTTGGGGTTCGGTCGTGAAAGCAGTGCACTGCGGAGCACCGCCATTGGTGAAGCTCCATTCCGCCGGGTACTCCGGCTCATCAACCCGGTGCGCCAGGGCGCGAAGTTGGATCATGCACCCATCGCCCTCGTGGTCAGCAAGTGCACACTTGTCGCACCATTGGGCCATGAAGATGTCGCCCTCTGTGCCGTTGCTGGGCCGGTAGGGCCGGTATATTCCACCTTGCGCCATAGTTCCTCCGTGGTCGGTCGCGCTCAGCGCTCAGTTGCGCGCCGGCCGTGGCCTCGGCCGCGGGATCCGGCCGAGGGTGAGCACGTAGTCGGCGCCCTCGATCTCGGTCACGATCGCCACCGTCTCGGCGTCGACCAGGATCACCTCTTGCGGCAACACGCCGGAGTCGAGCACCGCTAGGGCGCGATCGGCCCGCTGAGGTGTAGGAACCCGCGTTGGAGATCATCCACATAGGGATCCCAACCGTCGAGAACCCCGTGAGCCCCGATCGCTTCACGCACGGCCTCACGGTTGTGGGATTTTCCGCAGCAGGGCGGGCCGTGGACCACCACCGGCCGACCCTCGGCGATCGCGGCGCGGGCGGCATCGAGAACCGGCGTCTCCGGCTTCACCGCGCTCATGATCTGGGCCCCCGGCCTTTGGCCGCGAGGCGGGCATATTGCCGGCGCAGCTGGCGGGTGAGGGGCTGGGGATCCTGGGCGGGCATCTGGGCCGCGCGGCGCTGCCGGGCGGCGCTGCGGGTCGGCCGGATCTGGTCGGCCCGCTCCGGCGCACCGGCGAGCAGAGCGACGGCACGCCCGGCCTGGGCGGCGAGGCTGCCCATCATGCCGGCGAAATGCAGATGCGACATCCTCAT